GGTAGAAGCCCCTCGCGTTGCGACTTCCCCATTGCCGCCGCCACCTCCTCTTGTATTTCCCCCACCGCCACCCCCATTTACATGGTGGCAATCTCTTCTTCAAGCTTTAGGATGGACGAAATGAAAGGTTGGCGGACGGTAGGTTTTGGTGCGGTGCTCGCGGTTGTGCCGGGGCTGCTCACCTACGCGGACAGTATTGATTGGAGCGCGTATGGTCCTTGGATTACCTCTGGCGCGGGCCTCGCGGTAATGGGGCTTCGCTTTCTTACGACTACCCCTGTCGGGAGGAAGGCGTAATGGCGAAGAAGAAGGTTGCGCCAAAGAACAGCCCTCCAATGAAAAAGGGCAAGGGCTATTAGCTCTGCGTCCAGCTTAGCAGCGTAACATGGGAGCCCGCTCCTCGTCGGGCCACCCCAAAGCAAATGCTAGAGTAGCCAGTTGCTCCAAGGTAGCCGGCTGCTTTTGCAACGGTGTATAGCTGTTGGGCGTTTGCGGCATTCCCCTCGGGGAGATAGTTGAACGTGACGTTGGTTCCGTCGTCCGTGATCGAGAACCAAGCACGGGTAAGGTTTGTGGTGCCAGAGAAGCGGACGTTGGCGGCGGCAGCGGCACTTGTAAGCGTGGCGTAGTCAAGCACATTGATCTGTGCCTCAGCCCCACCAGCCTTGCTATAAAGCGTAATAACTTCGATCTTTGTTCCGTCGTACCAGCCGAACACCGCGCCGAATGCATTAGCGAAATCGGTTGTTTCGGTTGCGATTAGGGCTGTGATTGTATAGGGAGTGGACGGCACAGTTCCGTTGGTATGACGAATGCTGATGTCGGTGGCGACGACGGAGCCGGTGATGCAGATACCAGTGGAGGCATTGTTAACCGTCGCTCCATTCTGCTGCCCCCAAGTGTTAAGGCCGGTGCTGGTAGATGTAGGTGTAGCAGACAGGATTTGGTTATAGAGACCAACGCCAGTTCCCCCCGAGCCGTTCGACGCCGCAGTGAGCCGCCCTTTAGCGTCTACGGTGATGTTGGCTGCGGTATAGCTTCCGGCAGATACAGCGGTATTTGGTAAGTCTATCGTTGGGTTGCCGCTAACACCATCACCATTCGTGACCGTGATGTTGCTGGCCGTACCGGTGATAGTTCGCTGCGCGTAGGTCTCGCTGGCGGTGCGTGTGACGAGGCCGGTGCCAGCCATGCCTTCCAGCGCGGCTAGATCATTCGCCAGCGCAAACGTGAACGCATTGCTACCGCCTGTGATCGTGAGCCCTGCCGCTGGCTGTGTTAGCGATTGGGCTGTTGGCATCGCCGCCGCACCGCTAGTATTCCCCAGCACCTTGTTGTTGGCTATCGGCGTCAGCCCAGACCCACCAACCGCTACCCTTCCACTGCTGGCGACAAACGCCCCAATGCTATCGACACTGATTAGTTCAGCCGGGCCTGTGCCGAGGCTTAAGCGCCCGATGATATATCCCGAAGGGATTGGCGTTCGGATATCAAGCTTGATATTCAAAGGCGCGGTCATTGGTACCAGCCCTTGCCCCAAGTGGGTTTGTTTTCGTTGCGTCTGCCGCCGCGCTCTTTCTTCGGGGGCGTAATCCCCTGTTTGTATTGCTCACGTCGAAGCTCATCCTTCATTGTTCGTTCATGGCCTTTGTTGACCGCTTGGATGTACTCGGTCCAGTTTGTTACCCACTTGGCGGCTTCGCGCGTTCCCATGAAGACTTCGATTGGGTTTAATCCCGAGCCAGGACGAATTTCCTTGAGTTGTTGATACACGATAGGCCCAAAGGTTTCTTCTAGGAATGCCGGATAACCGCCAGGACGATCATAAACGCTTCGCGCTTGGGGGCTGATCCCATCCCTTCCAGTGATCGTTCCATAAACAGCGTGCCAGAAAGGATTGAGGGCATTCATGACGTATTCAGCGGCGGCAGTTGGCCCGTCCTTTGGGGAGTAGATAGCTGTAAGCACAACCTTAGCTGCGTCATAAACCTCCTTCAACTCCGAAGGGTCCATGAGGCGCGCGGGGCCTCCCCAACGAGAGGTGCCCCCTGTACGGGCATTCATTAAATCATATATCGCTGTATCTGTTTTATAGAAAGGCGGCTGCCCATGCGCGACTTGCTCTAGTGCGTTGAACATAGAATAAACAGCCATAGTGCCAATCAATGAGTTTGTCATAAGCTGGTTCCACTGGAGCTTGCCTAGCCTACCTCCTCGCTCAAAATCATACCCCACAGCACTAAGAAAGCCGCGCCAAGAGCCATACTTCCAACCTGTCGATACCATCCCAAGGTTAGCAATCTGTTTGGCTAGCTTGGGACCAAACAAAACATCTTGGTTCAACTCTCCCATGCGGTTCTCAACATCACGAACCACCTGACGGGCTTGGAACCATTTTTGTTCGTCAGTTGCAAAGCGGTTCTTATCAAGCCAAGAGCTTAGACGATTGTATGCCGCCCCTGCCTTAAGAGCTGGAATAACGAAATCAAAGAAAGGAGAGGTGGCCGTCTGCATAACACGACCGACCTCTGTAAGGGGAAGCTGAATGATTGCTCGATCCGGTAGACGGAACATTCGATAAAGGCTTCCTTCGACACGCGGATCACCTCCTGTTGCTTGAATGTCCCTACCAATAGTGCGGACAATTTCCTGCACGCCTCCAACCACATCCCATTTTCCTTGGGTAGGTATGAAGCCTCCACGTTTCATTGTTTCTGTAAGGCTCTCGGCCCCGACATGGTAGATGCTTTGTCGTGGTGTCACACGAAGCCCGGCTTCCGTTATCAAATCCAACACCGGGTCTTTCATGTCGCGGTTATAGCGATAGATCGAACGGAAACCAACCCATAGGTTATCGACGATTTGAACAGGGGCAACGGCAACCTTCCCAAAACTTCCGAGAGCCTTGAGAAATTCTCCTCGGCCTACTTCATCCATCCCCTGTGCAAAGCCGCTAGCGAGCGTTCCAATCCCCATCACCCGCATGTGAAAGCCGGGCCATAGCAGTTTGATTGCCGTGGACATATTACCTGCCCAAAGAAGGCGTTGGTATGTTGAGGCCGCTAGTGGATAAGCGTTAGCACCTTGAGATAGCATGTTATTGTAGGCTCGTGCGAACCCAGGCTCTCCATAAAGGCGAAGGATACCGCCTGCTGATACCTCGTTACGCACACCGTCAAGGGCGATATCGCCAGGTTTATCGGGGCGATATGCATAGTAGACTTGCCCCTCGGCCTTAGCTTGTTTAATACTACGGAGGGCGTTGAGGTAATAAGACCTTTGATGTTCTCCAAACAAAGCTTGATCTATTGGGTTGTCGAACATCGGGGATACCCCAAGCTTCATCCCATCGTACATTGTCGGCCAAGAGCGTTCGCCAAGGAAACTTCCAGAACCTTGTTTGCCCATCCCATAATGAGCCATAAGGTTTTCCCAATTCGGCCCCTTGGGGTCTTTCCAGAGATGCTTGTACCAGTTGTCGATTATGTTAACGTCGTCAATAAGACCTTCCGCCTTAGCATCACGCATCATCTTTTCGCCGTGTTGCGCGATGGCGGCGAGAGCGTCAGCAAGCGGTTGGAGTTTGGAGTTACGAAGAACCCCGCCCCAATTTCTATTCTCTACATAGCCTAGGAACTTGCCAATCTCGCTATCAATCATTGCCATGCCATCACCAGCGCGAGAGGCGCGGGCAAACTCATTGACATGAGGAGCAATATCACCTCGATAGCTATCCATCATGCGAGACAACAAGACATCATTCTTCACGCCGCGCATGATGTTGGGGATCAGGATGCGGTGCGCGATATCGCGTGAGCGCGCAAAGGTATCCCAAAAGGCTTGCTGGTCCGGTGTGCGCCAGCGTAGCGCGCCGCTCTCGTCTTTAAGGACTTCGCCGAGGATGCCGTAAAAATGCTGGAAGAGGGATTTGGCGGCGTCGTAGCCCTCGGCAAGTTCCGTGAGGTGCTGAGGCGTTGGCTCCTCAATCCGTGCGGCAGCCTGCGGGGTGATTTCGCCGCGGTCGATCTGCTGTTGCAGGATGCGTTGGAAGAACGTCCCGCCGCCTTCTGGGGCTTGGTTTTCAACCTCTAACGCCGCCAGCTTTTGAAGTTTAGCCTCACGTTCTGCGATAGGGATGTCGGATAGTTCTTGAGCAGCGGCATTGATCGTGCGCTCTTCCGCAGGCACTGGACCAAGGGCTTCCTTGGGGCTAATCAATTGCCTTGGCGTACCGAGCGGCGCGAGTGGATCAATCACCTCTAGCGGTGGCATTGGAGGCAGTTTAATCAGCGGTCCAATGGGTTCGTGTTCGATGATAGGACCGCCAGGGGCACCCGGCAATCCAGGTTCAGGGGGCGGAAGCGCTGTTCTTGGGAGAGGTGGGAGAATTTCGGGATTGGGAGGAAGGTTGCCCCCAGGATATTTGCCAGCAGCCGGTGTGAGCGCAAGAAACGCGAGGTCCAGCGCCTCCTCGACGGTGAAGCCTTTGCCCTCTAACACGCGTTGGACAACTTCGGGGCCGCTCTCCAACAGCGCCCGTGCATATTCTCGGCCCGGCGCAAGTACGGCATGGGTGATGGCGGCAGTGACATGCTCAGCGAGATTGGGCGGCGGGCCTTGGCGTAAGGCTTCGGCGATCTTATCCGCGCCATATCGAGCACGGAACTCTTCGTCAGGAAAGGCGAAGCCAGCAGCGATCCCGAAGCCTAGGTCGCTGATTAAATCACCAAGTGGCCCAAGATCGTGGAAGGCTTTGCCGACACCTCCCATAAGCCTATCTAGAAATGAGGGATCAGTCTGCGCGTGGGTGGCTGCATCAATGATCCCTGTGCCTGTTGCAACCCAATTATCCAAGAGATTTTGGCGGGCGCGAGCAGCTTGATTTGGGTCTCCTCCTGACAACGCCACCGCACCATCGGCGAGGTCTTCCCGATTGGGCAGCATCAGGGCAAGCCGCCGCGCCTGCTCAGCGGCCATCGCTCTCCGATTGGTCAGCACCTCGTTATCGCTCGCGTCCAGCCCATGCAGCTCGTGCGCGGCGTTGAGGGCGGCAGCGGCATAACGCTCCGCAAAATCGCGCGGGCCTTTCACATCCCCTTTCAACAAGGCATCAGCGTAATCCTGTCGAAGAGAGGGGTTCATTGTCAGGTCGAGTTTCGGACCAGGGGCAGAAAGCTCGGTCAATAAGTCTGGATCGCTAGCAAACTGCTTGGCCCAGCTATCTCTCGTCCGACCTTCAAAATCGCTTGGATCATTGAACCCGAGATGCCGATCAATCTCGTTCTCGCTGTAGCCGTAGTCCATTGCAGCCAGTGTGGATTGTGCGAGATGATCGTGGATGGCGGACCAAGCATAACCATACTGCCGTGCGTTTTCTAGGCCATCCTGAAAACCTGATGGTCTATAGCCGGGGATCGAGACTTCCTCGCCCGAGGTGTTGGAGGCCGGTAGCGGAACCTCCTCGCCAAAGGTTCGCCCAGCTAACGGATCAACGTTATCGCTCATCGCTTCCTACGTGGGCTACGGACACCGCGTGTTGGAATGCGCCCGGTGTTCTGGAAGGTCTGTTGTTCTTCTTCGCTCAATGGCGGTGGGGCGATAGGACGTGGCCCGCGATGTTGCTGGCGAAGTTCCTGCGGGGATACCCATTTGGGGCCGCTGTCGGTATTGATTTGCACAAGCGGATGCCCAGCCGCGTCCTTATCCACGCCGGGAGGGTTGACCATCTGATCGGTGTAAGGGCGCTCGACGCCGTAGAACGGACCTTTAGCCCCCATCTCTACAGGCGTAGGCACAAGGTTCCCACCAGCATCATACTGATAGCCCTTTGGGGCCTCATAGACCGGGGCCGTATGCTCACGCCCTCCGCTAAATATCTGACCCAAAGAGGGGCGAATGGCACGGTTAGCTCGATTGGCAAGTTGTTCGATCCCAACCAAATCATCCCCTGTGGGCTGAAACCGTGCGATTGGATTGCCCGGCACCTCTGGGTTTAGCATCCAGTTGTCGGCACGGGGGTTGAGCGAGGACGGTCCCTGACGCATGTATTCGGGGAGGAACCAGTTGACGAAGCGACCATACGCCGCTGCCCCCGCCGCCCCACTATCTATCGGCGCAATCTGCTCGCGAACAGCGTCAAGAGTTTGCTGGATGTTTTGGGCCTCGGCATGGGCAGCAGGAGAGATAGACAACCGACGCATAAGCGACAGTCCATCGCTCAAGGTCAGGTCTTTGCCAATGCGTTGCGCGATCTCTCCAGCAGGAGGGGGCTCCCCATTGGCTGCACGCCGTATCGCATCGGTGATTACAAACGGATCGGAGCGTTCGATGTCGCCATTGCGGCGTAGGTGATCGTATGTATTGATAAGCCCAGCCTTTACAGGCGGCGGAATGTTCGGGTCAGCCAACACGCTTTGGTTCCACTGCGCCGGAAACTGCACGGTATTGCTTGCGGGGTTCACTAGATTAGAAAGCTTCTCAACTGCAACCACGTCGGCTTTCAACGCCGCCTGCGCTTGCAGAGCTTCCACCTCAGCCTGATAGTCAATCTGCCGAGCGGTTTCCTGAGAGTTGATATAGGTGTGGAGCGCCTGGGCATTTTCCCCAAGCAGCGACTTAATCCGCTCGTCACCAAGCATCGTCCTTGCCGCATGTGCATTCACTTCCGCCATCTTCGTGATGGCAGCAGTCGCAATCTCCCCTTGGATATGGCTGGTTAGATTGGTTGCGTGCTCGTCGCCGGGGAACTCTGGCAATGCTCTTCCGAACGCATCAATCGTTGGAGGCACGATGTCCATTGCCGTGTAGACAAAGTGCGGGTCTTTTTGTACACCCTGCACAAGACCGGATTTGAAACTCTCCATGTCCTGCACGAAGGTTTCACCGGCAGCAATGTTCTCGTCAGCGATCTGGCGTCGGGTGAAGTAATCATTGAGCCGAGCGCCAACCTCCTCCGACCATTCCTGCGCCACGGGATGTGTGAAGGCATCCTGGAACGTCTGGATAGCGGGGGATTGTTCCGCAGGCGGGGAGCCGGTAATATCCTCGAAATCGTCAGCCATTGTTAGAACCAATTAAGAGGATTATACGGAGACCCTCCAGAGGGGATATCTGGGCTCGGGGCGGAAACATCCCCACCATATCCTCCAGTAGAAGTGCTTGGGGTAAAGCCGCTTGGATCGCCATAAGGGCCGCCTGTGGCGGGGTCTAGCCCATTGTAACGTGTCCAATAATCTCGCAAATCAGTTTGTTCTCGCCAATAGCGCCCCATTTCCTTATCTATTCCCGCTCGCCTCTCTGCTTCCGCCTGTCTCTCCCCTCGCATGGAAACAAGTTCTCCTCCCAACAATGTGTAATCAGGCCCGCTAGGCTCTTCAATACCGCCCCCACTACCTCCACCTCCTTGTGGCATCCGCGCGGCCTGATACCCACCATCAGCCAGTCCCCTTCCCAAAGCCCCAACGCCTGCGCTAAGCTGCTCGATGCCTTGTGGGATTGCCCCGGTAGTACGTCCTGCCGCGAACGGATCGCTGGCTCGCCCACGGTTGGCGATCTTTACATTATCACCCCCGCCCCCCGCCGCTTCCTTCGCTTCCTGCGCGGCTTGGATTTGATATAGCTTAAGTATATCAAACGGCCACATGCGCTGCTTGGCGGCAGCGGCAGCTAGGCTTCCAGCTTGTCGTTGAAAGCTTGCCTCTTCATTAGCGAGAGTTCCTATTCGGCTCCCCGCATGTCCCCAAGCAGCGGCTCCCCGTTCAGAAGGATTGATGTCAGCGTTCGGTGCGGTGTATTCTACAATGTTCGGCATTAGAAGGTTCTACCAAGAGGCAACGAACCATAACCCGAGGAAGCGTACCTTGGGGGGGCCGGCCCCCAATCTACTGGATTAATACCCCCAAAAACATTTCCCATATTGAATTCAGGGGGCTGATTTATGTCTCCTGAGATTGTGCTAGTCACAAGCTGATCGAGGGAGCTGAGGCCGCGAGGACGTGTGGTTTTGAAATAATCATTTAAAGCCACAGTCTGCTTGGTCATGTTGGCTGTCGCAAGAGCCCCCGCTGCCGCTTCCCCCTGTGCAAGTTCAAGCGCTGCATCCGAAGTTGCCTGCGCCCCAGCCGCCTCTGCCCGTGCAGCCGCTGCTTCTTGAAAATACCCACCCTGTGTTACAGCAGTTTGCACGCGGATAAGCTGATCCGTTAGATAGCCTTGCTGCATGGAGGATTTGTATAGATCAAGGGACGTGCCGGCGTTCGCGAACCCTGCGGCTGCTATGCTTGCCCTCTGGCTACCTATAGTTCTCATCAGCGCCCTGTTGGCCTGGAGCTGTTTGATTTCGCCAGCAGCTCCCTCCAATGTCGCATTCTCTTCCGCAATCGCTCCAATGTTCTTGTATGCTTCGACCTCTCGAAGAAACCCAGCAGCTTGTGTGCGAGCAGCCTTCTCACTCGCCGCCGCCTTTATCGCTTCTGCCTTAAGGTTCGTGATGTCTGCGGTGATGTTTTCGAGAAGAGTTGTGTCAGGCTGAGGAGTAGCAGTCGTGCTTGGATTTCTTACCCACGAACTCCCGTTAAAGTAAGCGGGGGCGTTGCTCGCCCAAGGAGGACCACCTACCCCTCCAAGCCCCATCGTGGTTGGGAATGTAAACGTCGCCATCAGTGCTCGGCTTGTGTAAGGAACATCGTGCTAGACACGATTGTACATGGGTACGGACGTACATTTTGCCAACAGAACATGCTGTCATAGCCCATAGTGTCTGTAAGCGGCCCCCAGAATATTCCACTAAACGCCACCCCAGCCGCCAAGTCCACTCCAGCGCTGTCTTTGAAAACCACCTGTTCCATATTGCCGGAAGGAGAGGGCGTCAACACAGTACCAAACTGTACTACAAGGGCGTTTTGCATGAAGACGGCGTATTGATAGCCAACACGGATATTTCCAAGGATGGCCCCGGTTTGGGCCTTTCCGTCATCCTGTGTAACAGGGCGAAGACGCTGGCCTTGAGAGACATAGGGGGAGCCGGCAACAATCGGTACAGTTACTTGCACTGCCGCCCCTCCATTCTTCACGGAGATTGGCGTAGCGTTTTCGCCATAGGAGGAACTGTCAGCAGCAATGAGCTGCGCAGCGGACCAAGCAGATGTTTGACTGACTGATGCAACAAGCGAGACTGTCACGGAACCATCTGTGGCAACAGTAAAATCTCCAAGGTCCAGCCCGAGGATAGCCACCGATGCCGTCTGTCCTATAAGATGATACAGCCCCCAGATTTGCAGGTTTTGATCGACGTTGGCAATTGCCCCGCCGCCCTTTCCTATAAGCCCCCCAAGCGCTGCCATTATAGTTGCCCATTGATAGCATCGCCGTAGCTCTCGGTCTCGTGAGCATCGGAGGTGCCGGCAGCCACAGCAAGACCATTTTGGGCGGCGTTAACAAGTTTGTACCACGTCGCAAGATCGGCGTTTACATAGCCTGTGTTGGCAATACCTGTCCATCCAGAAGGATCGGTGAGGTTAACCAAAGGGCCTTTTGCCGCGCAAGCATATACCAGCATTGTTCGTGGGTTGGTTGTAGTGATTGAAGAGTTCTGCCCGGTGCTGTCGTTTGGGCCATTGTGAAAAGGAAGCGCAGAGTTTGGATCAAAGAAAGCCATTGTGCTATTGTACGCGCCTCGAATGGGAAGGACGATGAAGGAGGCCCCATTAGTGCCACTGACTGTTGCGGTGACATTTACACCTACCATCGCACTATCAACCCGCCCGATGAAGAATTTTAGATGCGTGCTGGCGCTGCCGCGAGCAGTAAAGCCGAGAGATACACCACTTGCCGCTGTCACACTTGTCACCGTATCGTCATGAGAATATACCCACGCCAGCAAGGTATCTCCCACGTTAGCAGTCACCACCAGCACTACAGTTGTGGCCGCAGCCGAGCCGCTTTTCTTTTCACCAGTTACGACGGTGATTTCCCCAGGGGGGCTGTTATTGATCGCGGTTGTTAATACCCCTTTCCCTACCCCACGATCTACAAACCATGCGTTGTTAAGTGAGAGCGTCATCACACATCCTCATACAAAGGACGTAGGACTTCGACAGCGCCGTTATTGCCGGACGTATCGGTTGTGGCGATGTACAATAAATCACTAAGAGCGTCATTGCCAGGGATCACCGCTATGCTGGTGGCTGCGCGCACAAGCGCCCCTGCATAGCTTCCACCAATCACATGCCTATGCCAGCCCTGGAAGACCGGAGCCTCAGTGACGAACCTACTAACGCGCCGATATGTACATCCCGCCAAGGAACCGTCTGTCATAATTGCCCATAGCACAGGGGCCTTCTCTTCTTGATAAGCCAGCTCCACGATGCCTGCCGCAGTGATATGCTTCGCTACCTCATTGAGATGCCGTCCTGTGAACCTCCCAGACAACGTATCAGCCAGATACTCCAACACCCGTTGCCCATAGCGTTGGACAAAAATCAATGACATGCCGGCGCGGAAAGGCTCGACAGCGGCACATCCATATCGCGTTACCTTATGGGCCTGGACGCTGGTTGGAGTGATCGGATCATCTAGATTAGAGGCACGTATCAGCCACTCCCCAGAGGAGGTTCCCATCAGCAACCCCTGATGATCTGCCGCCATCCAACGGATATTGTTAAGATCGTCAGAGTTCAAGGTGAGTGAGATCGCGGAACTATCTAGAACGTTTCCAAACTGGTCAGTGGGAGCGAAGTTATCGAAATCCCCACTAACGCTGGCATCAAAACGATTAACGATCGCACCCCCAAGGTATAACCGTCCCCCAAAATAAACCCCACAAGTCGGATATTGACCGGAGGTGTAAACCCCAAGTCGCCAGCTTGTGATCGTTGCGCCATTTGCGCTCTGCAAGGCTGGGGATGAAGAGGAGATTACAACGGAAGCTGTGGTTGTTGCTTGTGCCCCGATAGTCCCCCAAGCCCAAGACGCAGCCTGTGGTGCCGGCAACCATACCATGACATTAGAACTGTTAAGCGTTCCAGGGATAACACCAATGTTTCCTGCCACTGCACTTTTCCAATAAGAGCTTTGGTATGTTACGGTATCGCCTTGAGCGTAGGTGGTCCCCACCAACCATGCCGCAGGCTGCGAGAAGAGCCGAATGGTACGGCCAACATCGGTGGCGGTGAAAGTGCTTGAGGCCGGGGTGAAGGTGATCGTTCCGCTGTACCCACTGACCGTTCCGGTGTCGGCTTGTGGATCAAGATAAGGCCCGTCTAGCAAAGGTAACGCTGCAATCGACATCGCCCCTGCCGTTGTAATCGTTATCTTATGGGGCTGCGCGGTGCTCGATAGGATAATACTATTAGTCGTTCCTATGTCATCCGCCTGTACACCCCGCAGTGCGCGAAGCGTTGAATTCCCAGACCAAGGGGTGTTCATTCGGATAAGTTGGTATAGCACGCAGGTAGCTAAGACATTCGCCCCGCTTGTCACTCCAGCCCCAAAGGCCGCTCCTGTTTCATCTCCCATTGTTATATCATTGCCGCTGATGGCCGTAACCTTCATAACGCGATTGCGGAATGGGCCGATAGCTGCGTAGTCCAACGTACTTGGTGCCCATAGCATTACATCATCACCGACAAGAAACCCGGTGCTGGTTGCCACGGTCACAGTCAAGAATTGTGCCGATAGTGATGAGGCCGAAACGGTAGAATTTATAGTCGTGAAAACCGGCGAAGTCCCCTGGTATACCCGAAGGGAATTATCAGTGAACTCTAGAAGATATGAGGTATTCGTTCCATGAAACGGGAGAAGCTTCGCATACCCTTTATTCCTTGTGGATGCGATAAACTGTGTGCCGCTGCGCCGTGTCCATGCCCCTTCCTCCACAGGCATCCCATTCATGCAAACATTCATTGCATGTTTGTAGGAGGGCAGATCGCTGCGGCCTTGTGCGTTTGGGGACCACTCACCTCCAAGGAACGCTGTTTGATGAAAGGCGGATCGAGCCATTACATCCTACAGGTAATTAAATCGTCTACGTCTGGATCAATCGGCCCAATCTCAATCCCGTTTACGGTTATGGCTTTGTAACGCTCGGTGGTGTAATGTCGGCGAACGTTGTTAAGGATGGTAGTCAGCAACGAAGGATCAGTCACTAGAATTGGTGCTGTCTCCTCCGCGATCCTTGCTGCCAACATTTCACAGAACATAGGGTCGAAGTCCGGCACGTCTACCACGTTGGCAATGTATCGCAACATGAGGGAGTTTATACTAGAGGAAAGAAGGTAATCCCCCTCGAACGTCCAATCCTCTCGGGTATTGCCATGTGGGGCACCAAGCCAAACGTTCGCGCTGCCCTTGGGGTTGGTTGGGGCTTGCCGTAGAAAGCCATGCGGAAGCCGAAAAACATTCCAGGTGTTGTTGTCAACAGCCGGCCCGGTGCCAATGGGGTAGAAAAAAGACAAAGGCGTGGTGGTGCCGTTAACGAGCAGCCAGAATCCAGAGGTGGTTACTGGATCGTTCCCTGTCGTGCCATCCCCGTTTTGGGACAACAAACTCATGTAAACCTTGGCATCCGTACCTAGCGCCAACTCCCCCGTGAAATAGGTATTGGTTGTAAGCCAAGCCTGTACGGTGTCTACCCCCGTATAGTGCTGCCAAGAGGCCCCCGGTTGAGGCGTGTTTGCTAGGTTAGCCGCCACTTTGCTCTGCCACCATTCCCCGTTGGCATCCACGACAACCGACCCGGCAGCATAGGTCGTAGACGCACTATACGTCGGCGGTGTCCAAACCAGCGTTTGTGGCCCAAAAGTAATAGCCGTACCGCTGGGAATAGACCCGGTGATGGCCTGTGAGAGCGTAACAGTGGTGGCGGTGATAGCCGTGACTGTCGTGTTGGAGGGGAGGTCCGTGTCAGAAGAAAACACAGGCCCAGTGGTGGCCCCGGTTGTATCGGTGAACGTCAACGTCGTGCCGCTTGAAACCGTCGTACTTGTTGCAAGCGTAACCGTGGATGTATCTATAGGCCGCAGAACTACTCTCTTAGTCGCAAACCTCCAGAGATTACTCCGCAGTTCTGCCTCACGAACCTTGTCGAAAACAAACCCCGTCTCTTTCGCGTTCGGGCTGCTGTCGGTGAACGCAACAATCCGTAGCATACGACAATGTTGAAGTGCCCTATTTGCGATATCTACCGATGTCTGGAACGCCAAAGAGGAAGTCATTTAACGCCCTCCTGGGGCAGCTTGGCCTCCCTGTGCCGGCTGCCCACCTTCTTGCGCTTCCCCTTCGGTGCTGCCTTCCTCGATAGCGTTGATCGCTTTCGCCATTGAGAGATAGCGGTTGTAGATCGCTAGGCACTCGGCGGTTTTTTCTTGGTTTTGTGTCAAGGCAGGGGAAAGTTCCATCCCCAAATGAGCGGCCCAAACCTCATTAAACAGGTCATGGTTTGTAGTCACATCGGTTTGGTCAGCCACAAAGCGAAAGATAATAGGGCTGCTATCGGCGGTGTATAGATAGCCGGCCTCGATTTCCCAATCGTTGTAGCCCATTCCAGCAGTCAACCCTTGCCGTACCACTGCCGCTGCCTTTGGGTCTTGTGGAGCGATGCGAATGTAGTTCGCTGGGAGCTGATAGATGTTGCGGATCGTGGTGGTGCCGGTGGGAGGGTTGACGCCGGCAGGCCAGAATACCGTTGGAGAAGCTACGGTCGCCCCGGTTATTGTTACCCAAGGAGCGCCAGAGGCAGGATTGGCGGTTGTAGCGGTGGTGATGCCGGTAAGAATATATGCTGTGGTAGAAACGTAAACCACATCACCGGGATAGTATGGCCCACCACTTGCCCAGGCATCCGCAGCCAATGGCCCGAAATAAGACCACCACCAAGGATTGACACCACCTGCACCAGGGGTATGCGCAAGGTTGGTGCCTACAGTTGAAATCCAAGGATAGCCCGCGCTATCAACAACGATATTGCCTGCCGCATAGGTAGTGCCGGCGCTGTACAAAAGTGGTGTAACAATCTTCGTAGTCGCCGTATACTTACGCAACACCGCACGTCGCGTAGCAAAGTTCCAAACGCTTCTTTCCAACTCCGCGCGACGTATCTTGTCGATTGCAAAGTTGGCTTCGGAGGCTTGCTTGCTGCTATCTGCAAGCGTAGAGATACGCGCAATCCCTAGATGTTGGAGCGCGCGGTTTGCAATGTCAACGGGGGTTGTGAAGGGCATTTATGGCACCCAGGGAGTTGCGAGCGTAACGATGGCCCCGGTTGCAGCGATGGCTTTTAGGCTACCGTCAGTCGAAGAGAACAGCCGCCAGCCGGTGCTCGGGGCCGTTGGGGTTGCCGCCGGCTCAAGGTCCAAACCTTTCGCCCCGGTGATCGGTATGCTAGGTAGAGAAAGCCCTGCCGAGCTGGCTGTCACACTCTTATTCGGCTGCTGATAAGCGTAAGTCCCACCCGGCATTCCATCAACAGCATCCATATACCGCAGCGAGACGCTGCTAGACATGGCGGTTGGGGTAATGTCGGTCCATCGGCTTTCGATGAGTGAGATGGAATGCTGTTGGAGGTTAGCGTTGATGCCCGCGAAGGCGTAGTGCCCGACACGATTACCGACAGCGGGCGTGGCTGGCTTCCCGGTCAGCACCATGATCGCGCCGTCGTTAGTGAATTTCGTTAGATCAATACGCCCGGCATTGGTGATCCGGCCAATCATCCGGCCCGCGCTGTCGAATACCTCTACGCTATTTGCATTGTCATCAGCAGTGACACCGACAAAAGTGGCAGGGGCGCTCATTGTGTCAAATCCCGAATAGCGTTGTTAGAAAGCGCGCCATTCCAAACAGCTAGAACACGCAATGGGCCGTTGAACAACCCAGAACCAGCCCCCGTATTACCAATCTGGACGGTTGTAACTGCTGGCACAGAAGCGGAACCCGCCGTTACTACCGCCCCGCCATCTCTGACAACAGCCATCCGCCCAACCTCAAAAGCGGCAGCAGCTTTACCAAAGGTCGATTGCCCCCAAGCGCCGGATGATGCAGCGGAACCCTGCGAAACACTCGCGACGGTAACTAAAACACCAGCAACCCCGGTGGTAAGCGATCGGAACAGCGCCTCTCGATTGTTTGCAGTGCCATCCGAAAGGGTCACTGCACCCTGATTACTACCATAAGTAACGGTTGCTTGTGGGGTGCCGGAAGCAAACAAACTGTTCGTCCCCGCCTGCGCGCGCACTGTCGTTGCGGTAATCACGTCTGCTGCCCGTGTTACGGTCGCTCCTGCCGTTACAATAAGCGATGTGGCAAACGCTCCAAGTTCTAGCTGGAAAGCATTGAGCGATCCCGAGACGGTAACAACAACCGTGCCCGCCCCGGATAGCGTGAAGATATTGGGTGTGCCGTTGGTAGCCGCGCCAAAGCCAGTCCCGACCGCTGTTCCTGCCGATGATGTGGCCGAGCCCGAGCCATTGACCCATAGTGTATAAGTGCCGGTGGCGAGCGAGGCCGTGGTCTGTGTGGCTGGCGCGGTTGAGTTCAGCAGGTTGTTGGTTCGCGCTTCGAACACCATGAGGCCGACGTTCGGCGAGCGCGCTCGCTGTCCGCTAACGAACGATGCGTAAGGAAAGCCTGAGGCCGAGGTTGATAACAGGTCTGTCGCTGTTGAGGCACGTGTAACGGAGAGTAGACTACTTTCTGCTATAACCGCGCCACCACCTGTGCCGGTGCCTTTCCACCCGGCCCCGAGAGCAAAATCGAAGGCAATATCAGGATTATATGGTGGCACCCATCCTGGCTTTTGGGTGACAATACGAACCGCTGTCCGCATAGGCTAGACCCCTACAGCGTGCAGCGTGATCTTGAAAACGTCAGCCGATGAAGGGGTATAGGCACCAATCGTCACGAGGTATGCGAAGATGCTCGTTCCCGAGAGCAGAATTTGCTTATTGAGGCCATTCAGTTCGACATAGAGCGTTGAACCGAGGTCTACAGGGGAGCCCAATTCCACGAAGCCAAGGTAGGAAGCACGATCGCCAGAAGGCAGATCGAACGCCGCATTATCACCCAGCGCGCTTGGTGGCGTGACATTATAAAGATGCAGTCGGTAACTCGTCATGCCGCTGATGATTGCGGCGAGGTCGATTTCAAGGGAGCAGCTTGTCAGCATGATCCGCCCGGCACTCGGCCCCATTGTCGCGAAGGTCAGCGCCGCCGTCGAGCCGGTCGCTGCGCCAATCACATCATTAGCAGTATACGCGTTCGTATCCGCCGTCCGGGTCAGCGTCACCGCCGCACTATAGGAATTGGCCTTTACCGTTACGCTATCCGTCGTACCCGGAGTGGTTTGGTCAATTCCGACCTTGCCGATAAGCGCGGTGCCTGCCGCTATTGTAACAACGCTTTCAGTATCTTCCCTAAGGGACATTGCTACTCCTTATGCCGCTCGATATGGGACGCGAACAAGGAAGGCTTGGACAGCGGCGGTTGTTACAATGTCAAATTTATAGGTGCCCGGAGGAAGATCATAAGTAGCAAACCCTGCTGCCACTAGAGCCACAGAGGCATTCTGATAAGTCGTGCCATCTGGCATAAGAACCTGTAAAGCAATCGACGTGTCGGGCGCGGACGTTCCAAATGCATACCTACCCCCAAGCAACGTGAACGGGCCAAAGTCCACCGTCGCGCCTGTGAACGCCACCCCATCGCTGTTGAAAACTGTACTCAGCGCCATTCGCTATTCCTGAAAATAAATCGCAACGCGGTCGATCTTGGCAATCGTACAGGCGACTTGAAAAGTCCCCCCTGTGGTCTGGAACCTCGCAAAGCCGAAGTGATCCGGCATGTCTCCACTGCCAGTAGTGACCGTCGCCTCCGTAGTCGTTGTTCCGCTTGTGATCTTTTGCAGAGTTGCGGTGCCAGGATTGTTGTTATCCACCATAAACACCCGCATCAACCCAACACCGGCTGGAAGCTCGAATTTCCCCGTGGTTGTCCCAAGAGCAACGTTGTTAAAAGATGCCCTTAGCGGAATGGCGAACCGCTCTTGGTTAGTGAGCGTAATGCCCTGCGGCATAATCTAGCCCCCCGCGTGGGCAGGCGGTGCCATATTAGCCCCGGCTTGATCGAGACCCCCCTGTACAATCCAACGCTCAAAAGTCTCCAACGCCCAAAGAACCTCGGCGCGGGAAGGCACATAGGAGCCATTCCCCATCCGAAGCTCTATGATATCCGCCGCCGTCCCGGAGGTGCCTGCATGAGACACATCCGAGAGGGTGCGGGTGTCGGAGGTAATACTGGCGTAGTAGGTGGTGGTAATTAGAACCTCCTATTACTGCGGCCACTCAGCCCAGATGTAGACAACCTGTACAGCAGCAAGGGCCGCAACACAAGTCAGAGCCATGACTGTATCAGGGCCAAAGATAATCCCCATGTCTTTGAATGAAAACCAAGTGGGGATGAAGCCAACAGCGGTTGCATAGTTCCCGAAGAGAGGCAGCACGATCGGGTTGGCGGCAGCATTGGTCATCGTCGCTGCCGTATACGCCTTCGCTACACTCGTCGCCGTCCCAGAGCCAAGCGGCATGGAATATGCCGTTAGATCAGTGATGCTGGTAGGGATACCACCAGTTGCACTCGCGTTGATCTGGAACTCCATCGCAAAGTTCTTGAGGGCAACTTCGATGGTGACGCTAGAAATACCCAATCCCACCAGTTCCACATCCACAGTGCTGGTTGCGGGATTGCGAATGCCAGCTTTCGAGGCCAAGGTCGTCGCCGGGGCCGGAACCGTCACACCCGCAACCAAGGTCGAGGACATAAACAAATTTCCCCGCTTAGCCATCTGGTAGAAGGGCGTGTGATGACTGTCCACCAGCATCGCGCCCTGCTTCGTCATGGTCAGCGGCATCAAGCTCAGATCGGTAAGGTTCTGGGCCTTTGGGTTCTGGACTACTCCCGCAAGAGCCGTTGCGGGAGAGCCGCCAAAGATCGGATTACCTGCCATTTGTTTTCTCCTTACTCTGGCATCGTGTAATCGACGAACAGGGTCGTCTTGACGTTTGCGTTGGAGCCCGTAGAGGTGAGCTGCAAGCAGATATCAAGGAAGCCCCCAGGATCGTCGCTTCGGACATAGACCGAGCCGCCTGCCGATGCCGTCTGGAAGTGGGGAGCAATGGCACTAGAGCAGAAGGCTCCAACCGGCGTGGTCTGGAGGGCCAGCAAGTTTGCGATTGCCTTCCACAGGGGATTGCCGCTCTGGCTCGGGATGTAGTTGGCATCCGTAAAGGCCAGGGTTGCAGCTGCGTAGGTGATGTCAACTGGCGCGGACAGTCCCACGACGTTCGCCGGATCAGTTCCAGGCAGGTACGTATAGGTCGCGCCCACATGCACCGAGGCAAAGAATGCCGAGCTGATGGCGGTGAGATTGCTAACATTCACCGCCTGACAGAACCGGGCATCATCAGGATACCACACTCCACAGTTGAAGGTGAGCGTAGTGGCCGCAGCATCCAAGATGATCGCAACCTTCTGGATGCTGGCATTGGACGGAACCCGGACCATTCGGTTGAGAACGCTCGTCGCCTGCGAGGCAGTAGGGGTAATCGTCCCCTGTGCCCTCATCAGCCTCCCCGCAGCCCCCATCCCGGCATTGGCGCGCAGGGACGGGGTTGCATCGAGGTTAGTGATAATCCCCGAAAGGGTTGCAGTCGTTGGAGCAGTAACAGGTGCAGTCATTTATCTACTCCTTAAACCGAGGTCGGATCAGCGCCGGTCGTGTCGGCAGCATTGATCTGGATGATCTTGTATTGCTGGGTTCGAGTAGCCCCAGCCGAGATCATGCTGTAAAGCTGCCACGGATGGCTCGACAGGTCTTTACGATTGTCGATGCTGACAGTCATATCCTTCCAAATCCCCAGGTACATGCCGCTTGGCACGAAGGCAAAGCAATTGCGGAGGGAGTTGGACGAGCTGGTGTTCAGCCGCTCAGAGTGCAGAATGTCGAAGCCCGCAAGGCTGGTAATGACGCCGTTTTCGATAATCGGGCGCTCATTGTACTCCTTGCTGATGACCTCCTGCTGCTTCTTCAAGTCAGCGATTTGCTGCGAGCCCATGATGACGCAGGGGCGCTCAGCCTCAAGATCGACCTGATAGTGCTGCATGATGCGATAGGCTTCGACGAGCTTCGGGTAGCTCATGCCGGTGGAAGCGGAAGCGCCAAAGGTGTCGGCGACAAGAGCATTCGTGGTGTCGAAGGTCTCGGTGGAAAGCGAGCTTGCATCCACGCCAACACTCGCGCTACCATTAAAAGCCGTAATCATCAGGTCGTCAAAGAAGCGGTTTGCCGCCGCCATTGTCGCCTGACTGATCGCGCTCTTGGGATCAACGATGGTTTTCAGCTCGTCGAAGGTATCGACAGGAACCGTCAGATCGCGATCGGTCGGAAATACCCAACGCCGCGTGTAGTTCTGAAGCTGGAAAACCAGAGGGCTATACCGGCCCTGAGGCGCGGTGTAGACTAGCGCCGAGGCTTGCTGGATGGGCGAAGCCATTTTGCCAACGTGAGCGCCAGCACTGGTATGCCCACGGAGCTTGGAGGTCTTTTGCTGGAGCAAGAGTTCCAGCATAGTCGTGTACTGCGTAGTTGGCAGTTCGGTTTCAAAAGGATTGGTAGGTGCGTTTGCCATTGTGGCACTCCGAAAAAGGTTGCAAAGCCAAAGCCAGCAATCAAGCTGGGGGGTTGTTTTGGCCTTGTCCTTTTTCGGGGGCCGGTAGGCTAGAGATAACGGGTTATGCGTCTCGGTGTCGCGCCCGTGTCTATAAAGTTAGAACGATTGTTTCACAGTTCAAGGGCGTTATTTCTTGTTGCTCTTTCCTGCCTTGCTCATGGCGATGGCGACGGCTTGACGCTGCGGCTTCCCAGCGTGCATCTCCGTCCTGATGTTAGAAGCAATCACCTTCTTTGAACTCCCACTCTTCAACGGCATCACATATACTCCACCATGCGGTTTGGAGGAAACAACGGCTCGGTCAGGCAAGGACCGTTCGCCTGCAACGCATTCTTCCCCAGCCACATAATCAGCGCCGTGTCCGCGCATTGCTTCCAGTATTCCAGGTCTTTGCCGAGATACTTTGGATTGTCAGCATACCGCACGAAAGCGAACTTCCCCTGGTTCTTGTCGGTCCCATACCGCACCGTAATCGCCGGAGCTTTCGCCCCGTTTACCTCAAGATCAATAAGCTCTTCCTTGAATGCCATGTTACGCCACCCTCAAGCTATCGCGCTTCTTCGCGAAGTTGCACCGTTCGGCCTCGGCACGGTTTACAAAATTCACCACATCTTCGTCTTCCGTGCCGCTGTTGATGACGAGGAGACCATTACCAATCATCATTTCCTTAAAGTTATCGGGATTGGGAAGGTTGGTGGGATCGGTGAAGGCAAGTGCATAGTCCATCTTCAATTCCTTTGCTATATTCCCCCAACGAGTTGAGGAGACAAAATAGCGCACAGGGGGGTTTGCATTTCCCACCAATGCCGCAATCCGCCGCAAAACCTCAACCTCGGGCTGGTAAGTCATCGTGCCTGTGCCGCACCAACGATAATCGTATCGAGCTGTTTCAACTCGTTCCAGATCGCCATGAAGCGCTCTTCGGTGACTTTGCCCTGGGCCTCGGCCATGAGTTGAGCTTTCTTCTCAGTGGCTTGCTCTCGGGTCATGGCCCCTTCGCCGCCTCCCGTCTCGCCCTTCAAGAACGCCGCTTCACTCATCTTACCGGAAAGCTGCAAGAGCCCATTGAGCACCTTCGTGCCTCCGACCGTGTTGTTGAGCTTATCGACCGTATCCTTGTCCCAGCCGAGGGTTTCGGCGACCCTTCCAACTCGAAAGAGGTTAAGATCGTAATTTGCCCCCCAGGTAGAGCGAAGGATGGCCTGTTCGGCGGCGAGGGTCATAGCATTCTTTTCGGCCTGTGCCGATGCTGTTCCCTCTGCACGCTCAACAATCTTCTGCGCAAGGCTAGCCGCCGCATTCACCGGCAACTTCAATTCTGCCGCCAATCCCCTTACAAACGCCGCGTCTTCCTCCCCAATCCCCTTAACCCCATCAAAGCTGTAATCCTTAGGGTCTTTGGGGGCTCCCATCTCGACGACGCGCTTATAGGCGTCTGCGTAGGATGGGTCGGAGGCATCTTTGGGGAGCTTCACAAGTTGTTCTGCTGGCACGCCCACATACTTCTGGATGGCGTAATGTGCCTTGACCGCCTCCTTCGCTACATCTTCAGCCCCCACACCTTCCTTGATCCAGCCCTTCGCCGTTGCATGTTCGACAAGCGCCGGGTCCAACCCCTCATGCCATTCAGCCATTTACGTAACCTTTCACAACGGGATCAAAGGGTTTGCCGATAGTGATCCCCTCGACCCCCTCAAAAACCGTCTCACTTTTGGGCATTAGAACGTATAGTTCCCCCGGAGTATACCTATCGTTCCCCGCATAAAACGCTTGCGGCTTATCCTCCTCATTACGCACAAAGATTTTCATCATCTGTCTCCTTGTTTAAGAATGCTACGTTGATAGTAGATTGCATACAGTTCTTCCTCTGTGAGGTTGAGCCATTCAGCAATGTGCAAGTACACATCACGCCGTCCTGCGGCCCTACCCTGCATGAACAAATCACCCTCACGGGGCGCGGGGTCCATTGCATGGGTAAACTCGGCCAAGTCCGGTAATACGAAATGGCTTGCTGTCGGATTTCTAAAGGTAAGATTGTACGCCCTTCCCATTTCGGCGACGGTCCATCGCCTTCCAAGCCGGCTGATAAACTCATGCATCCACCGCCAACCCTGTTGCATAGAAGCAAATGGCGTGAAACGCATCCATCGTGAAATCAAAATACAACTCTTCGCCGTTGTTACGCTTTAACGTAATTCTCATACCGGGTCTTTCAACCCAAAGGGTGTTGCCGAAGCCGTCCCCGATTTCAGAGAAAGCAATAGCGGGGATTTTCTCGATCTCAAACCCATTGGCCTCATTAGCCGGGTTGTCCAAAAATCCTGCCTCCTGGGGCGCTCTGGCCCGGCATCATGGGCATTCCGCCTTCTGGCATCCCTGAGAGGGTTCCACCCGTGTTTCCGCCAGTTGCCGCCTTCGTTTGTATCGCCTGAGCCTTTGCCATTGCGGCCCTACCCGGCAGTTCCTTAACCTGCCGATCGCGCTCTGCCGCCTGCGCACGGGCCTTCTGTTTGGCCGCGAACTTCTGAGGCGATGTGATCCAAGGCACCGGCACGAACTGATCGTCAGCGATCCCCGGAATGGCCTCATCAAAGTCGAGATAGTCCACCAGCGCCGGGTCAGCTCCCACCTGGATCAAATTCCCGATCATCTCCGCCGTCCGCATAAAGCCAATGGTCTTATGTCCACTCAGGGCTTTCGCCAGCGGGCTTGTATATACGATCTTATACTCCCCCTTGGCCTCCCGAACACTTGGCGGCATTTTCGGCAGCAGCCCAAGGCTCGATAGCACATCGAGTTCCCTATCAATCATTGTGCCAAGGTATTCGCCATATTGACGCCCAAGGGTTGGGGCCAGGAAGATACCCTTCTCGTTTGCGGCCTCGATCACCTCACGGGCGCTCTTTTGCCCTCCCTTGTCATCAAACAGCAATGGAAATAGCGTCGTCAGGAAAGCGTCGTTGATAATCTGAGCGCTCGCCGCCAGCATATTTTCGGATACCTTGATATCCCCCGTGGGCAGAATTCCAAACAGCGGTCTGCCCTGTTCATTGAACCCTCCATAGTTATAACTCCCTGGGTGGCTCTTGAAGTCCATCAGGCCATCGTCGCCGATCATGTAGGCTGGGTCGGCGGCTCGATGTCCTTGTTTAAGGAATATGCCCTTTTCAGCGTTGAGGGTCTTGAGTTCTGGGAGAACCATTTGAGCGGGTCCGCGACCATACTCTTCCTCTGGCGCTTGCTGATATCGGCCAAATGGAAGGGGGAAAGTTCGATACCCGCCCTCTTCAAGGATAGTGTATCCTGTAACACTGACATAGGTAGAGCCCCACGCTTTCCCTTCCGGCGCAAAGATTTTCGCTGGGTCATAGTCCGTCCTCGGGATTACGAATTGAAGGAAATCATACAGCGTCGTGCTGTTCTTCTCTAACGCTGCGTGCAACACCGGGGGAATAGCCTCACCCCAACGCTGATATGCTTGACGCGGGGTCCATCGGAAATGACGTATAAAACCATCGACCCGGCCCTGATGGTTCTGTAAGACATAGATTTCCCCAGGAGACGTTGAGACATAGCGCAATCCTGGGGCAAATCGCCCAGGCCGCGTATCCAACTCATCAACATACATCCCCATGTTGCCAAAAACACCAAGTGCTTGATAGTTTTGCTGATTTTGGCCGGTAAAATTGGCCTCAGCGCGGTAACGCTGCGTCCACAGAGCTTCCGTCACCTCGTAGAAATAGAGTTTTGCGGCTCGGTCCTTTAACAAATCCTTATTATCGGTCGTCACGACGCTCCAAGGCATCGAAAATGGCGTCAAAAGCGCGTCACAGATCGCCATGAAACGGTGAGAGGCGATTGAGCCTGTGCTATCTACTTGAAACTGCGTATATTTTGCGCCTGCGGGGCGGACGTGCCCAAACGCAAACGAATTTCGGTATTCCGGCCAGCAAAGAGCGGCGCTTTCCTCCCACTGCGTCTCGAAAACCGATCGCCGAATGCGAACTTGATTGAAGAGCAACATCAAATACGCGATTTTGCTCTGTTCATCGTTAGAGGGGCCGGTATAGAGGTCGTAGGACGTTGGTTATTTATCCTTTTTAACTTCTGCCGTTGGCTTAGCTGCAAATTCTGTCGGTAAATCGTGGATTTGCCAAACGTCCCTCGGCTCGGTATTGGCCGGGCCACCTCGCCAATTCTGATTGGGAGCAAGCTGATAGAGCGTCCCGATGTCCGTGAGCCCCCAAAGCCTTCCCGCGTGCGATGTGATGTTAACGAATTTCAATGGCTGCTCCCTTGCATCCCACGTCCACCCCGCCTGTCTGAGGCCAATCCCCGACTGGTTTCTGTAAAATGGGCAATTCACCAAGGAGATACAATAGGGCGGCCATCAAATGGGCTGAATGGGGCTTCGCGAGTGGGGCGAAGTGCGCTACCTGGAACTGGCCTCGGTCTATGTCCCAACGCTACCGCTCTCGCATACCTCTTCATCATAATGATCTTTTGGGTGGCGGAAATCAGATCATCGCGCGCTTTTACGATCAACCCATCCTTCCGATGGTACATTCGGTACTCTTCAAGGAAATCAGCAAGATCGGCGCGAACTCTCAGCCGGCTCTCCTGAAAACGCTGCTGCATTTCTAAAACTGCCGCCTCTGTGCTGATGCTGCCGCCCACAAAGTGTGCGTGGGTCGCTAGGGTACGCAAATCGAGCTTTTTGTACAAACTCGCGAGCTGCATCCCGCTTCCTGGGTCTCTTTTGTGCCCGTCATGGGGCCAAGCCACCGGCACCTCCGCAGCTATCCTTCGGATAGCTTCTGCGTGAGCGAGAGGAAGTTCATCCGATGCCTTATACGTCTCAAGAAGGTAGATTACGTCGTTGTCTTTGTCCCAGGCCGCAAGAACGGCCGCAAATGGATGGGTGATGCCAAAATCAACCCCCCATAGCTTAGCCCAGTGTTCTGGGATGATTTGGTCTACAGGGAAGGTGATGAAATCGGGATTGGTGGTGAAAACTCGACCGCTTCCCAACAAGGGTTCGCCATTCATACGCGCTTCGCGCTCATGGGCTGGGTAGCGGCCTAAAAGCTCTTCCACCATCTCAGGCGTCATGTGAGCGGCGTCTTTGATGCCCATTTGGACCACGGCGCGGTCTGGGGAGACCTCGGAGAGGAAGCGGATCACGACATCGCTCATGCCCTCCAACGGAGTGAAGGTCATAAATGACATCCCACGGGTGGCTGCAAACCGCGTACACATTTCCGTATACACGTCCATCGGGGGCTCTTCATCAGGCCAGCAGAAATCTAGGCTTGCCCCTTGGAACTTCATTCGACCTTGTTCGTAGCTTTTGAACTGTAGCGTGCTTATCCCGTCCCTTATTCCATTCGTGTGATGATATATTCGAGCTGTATCATAACTGCCGCTGACAGCACCCCGAGCCAAAGTAGGACGAGAGACAAAGCAAGAGCGCGGAATGAACCCTGTACCAAACTCTTCTTCGACCTCAGGAGGGCCACAAAGTTGTGTCTGAACGATGTCGCGGACGGCAGTGGTGGAGACGCCTGCCGCCCAAGCCTTAACTGGGCGATCCCATCTTCGTCCAGGCCACCAGTCGGGATAGAGCCCAGTGAGATGGCACGCCGTCTCAAACCCTCCCGCCATTGTTTTTCCAAGCCTATTCCCCGCCATGAGTAATCGTTCCGCGTGTGTTTTGCCAAGGCTAAAGAACTCCATTTGTTTAGGGTAGGGCTTCCAGAACTCCATCGCGTTATAGCGGCGATGGGCATCGAGAGCGCGGAGCTGTGCGAGGGTGGCGGCGATTTCATTTGTCATCGGCGGGTGTCACATCCTTGTATTCGCCCTCGATTTGCTTGGTGAGGCGGCCTCCGAGGAGGCTTTCCAACGGCACCCCATTCCTCTGCGCCAGCATCCTGATTTCCGCCAACATCTCCGTGTCATCCGCCAGTTCGTGCACAACGCGCTGTTCCGCCACGCCATGCAACCCAGCTCGATCGAACACCATCTTAATTCCTGTCAACCGATCGGCGTCTTTGGCATCCTCATTATCAACGATATCCCCAACCACCCTCAATGCCATTGGCACAAGGTTCTTCAATGCCTTTTGAGCCTCTTCGTGTAGGGCATCCAAAACCCTCGGATCATGGGCCATCTTAGAGGCTTCCACTCTCGCCCCCAGATCATCTCCCTCTTTGTACTTATACCCCGCCGCCTTGTACGCCTTGGTCTGTCCCCTCTCCCCAAACTGCAACAGCCCCAATACAAACAGCCTCCACCGATCGTTCGGCAGAGCCTTCATTTTCGGCCCATACTCGCCCTGGGGCAGCTTCACATCTTCTCGTCTCGCCATGTCCTACATGTAGTACGTTTTCCGCCCTTTGTTAGGGTCTTCAATTTTCAACTCCCGGTGTTCAGTGGGAGGATATATATACACTCCCTCGCGCGCGAGCCTAAACACCCATGCCACCCTACCCCCGGTCTCCAGGCGAACGCCCACAAGAGAACAAAACGTGAACAAAAGCATAGTCGCTGGCGCTCGCATCATTAATGACACGGTGCCGTAGCGTTGTGTGACATTTATGCAACACATCAGTTAGGCATGTGTTGTTGAGAATGATTATCATTCGCATCATTGATAACGTGCATGGGTGGTGCAGTCATTATGCATGATATGCATAGTGCAGGATGCGACAATGTGTCACAGTGACAGGGCAGCGAGCTTGTGCTATGCGCGCGTGCCCGAGCAATCATACGCGCGTGAGGGCGATGGACTGAAACACCCTGAAACATCTTGAAACAAGTTGAAACGTGACAATGGGCGTGATAGTCGCTAACGTTAGAGAGTGAATTTGGAGGAGTGTGAGCGATGACGGAAACGGAACGCAATGACATCATTTGTGCGCTTGAGATTGCGATTGAGCAATACGAGCGTGACGAGATAACATGGGCCAATCAGCCTCGGATCGCAGCACAATTCCGTGAACAGATTGAACGCGCCGAGGCACTTATCGAAAGGATGTCATGATGACAGACCAAGCCTTAACAATCACGCGCGATGAGGCGGCAAGCGTGCCGGATGTCATGCACGGCACTACGCTTGGCAACAAGCTAACCCTTCGAAGCATGGCAAAGGCCATCAATGCCAGCTTTGAGGCCGCAAGCAAAGCGGATACGATGGCATTTGACGCGCGGATCAGCGCTGGTAAGATGCTGTTAGACGCCAAGGCCAAGGTTGAAGCCGCGCCAAAGGAACACGGCACGTTCAAGCTATGGTACGAGACAAACATCAAACGCTCCAAGGCTGACATCTACAAGGTGATGAAACTGGCAAGCTCGCCTGACCCCGTGGCTGCTCGTGAAGCCGAAAAAGAGGCCGCGCGTGTTGGCATGGAGCGCAAGCGCGAGGCGGAAAGGGCGCTAACGTTAGCGACAGGCAAGCAGGAAGCGGTCGCAGCGATCGAGGCCGCGAGGCCAAACCCGGTGAAATCCGTTTGGGACAGCGCCGCAAGCGGATTATCAACGGCAACGGCACGCGATGTTGCCGTTATCGATCATGCCAGCCGTTACAAGGCGGCAGGGTATGAGTTGGCAAAGATCGTTGAGGCTGATGTCATGCTGCTTGATAACAGCGTGGCGTGGCCTACTATTAGTGCCCCTCGGCGCAACGAGATTGCCCAAAGGTTACGGAGGCTGCTCACAAGGCTTGAGGGTATGGATAAGCCGCAAGCGCCTGTAACAACCACAACGCCAAGTCTAAAGCCAACAATGGAGGTTCGGACTTTAACCCCTGAGGAAATGGAGTAAGACAACATGACAAAGAAATGGACGCAAGAGGAAGACGATGCGTGGGATGACGAGCACGACTATTGCGAGGAACCGCAGCCTTGCAAGGTTTGTGGCAAGCCAACAACGCTGGTTGAATATGGCTTTGGGCCAGTCTGCAATGAATGCGATGCCGTAAATTGGGGCTATACGCTTCCGAGTGATCTTGTGGAGTAGTATCCAATGACACAATTCGTTGTGATCGATGTTGAGACAGGCGAACGGGAAGGCGGACCGTTTTATAATGGTTCGCTTGCCGCTACCAAAGCGCGTGTGTTGGCTGATGTCAAAGGCCGCAAATACCGCGTTGTTAAGATCGCAGTCTCTAACGTTAGCGACAAGCCAGCATGGCATAATCGTGAGCAACGGCTGTTTGATGCTGGCGTTTACAAGAAAACTCCCTGGCATGATGAGCCATGGGTTATCGCCTCCCACTTCGCTCATGTCTCCCGCAAATCCCCTAGCAAGCTCGCGTTCACTAAGAATGACGAGCATGGCGAGCGGGATATTCAGACTGTCATGCGGCCAGGGCGATACCTCACCGCGTATTACAACGATAAGCTCTCACAGGATGATATTCGCGCATGGTGCGGAAAGTATGCCGCCGAGAATGAGGATATTGAGCTTAAATTTGCCACAACGCCAGATGAGATTGAGGAAGTGTATACGAATGGGCCGAGGAGTTGTATGAGCAAAAAGGCTAGCTATTACGATAGCTCACAGCATCCCGTTCGCGTATATGGCGCTGGCGATCTAGCCGTGGCTTATATTGAAAACCTGGAATGTGAACGCGCTGGTGATAGCGAGGGCGGCGAAAACTCCCGCATTACCGCCCGCGCGATTTGCTGGCCGGAAAAGAAGGTTTATGGGCGGATTTATGGCGATGAGAGTAGGTTGAGGGGATTATTGCAAGAAGCGGGGTTTGAGCGCGGTGACAGCGAATTTGAAGGCGCTAGGCTTTTGAGGATTGAGGATGAGGATGGTTTCATAGTTCCTTATTTGGATAACATTGTTAACGTAGAGGATAACGGCAGGTTTTTGGTACTCGCTTATGATGGCGATATTGAATGTACCAACACAAACGGCCTCGCTGATTGTGGCGTTTTTTGTGAACATTGCGAAGAGCGCACAACCGGCGAAATCTACACGGTCGGCGGCGAAACGTGGTGCGAGTATTGCCGAGAGAATGACGCTTTCTACTGCGAGGGATGCAATGAGGATGTGGCAGGCGAATGTTATCTCCATACCTCAAACGGCGATATGTGTGAAAATTGCGCCGAGAACTATACCGCTTGCGCGACATGCGATGAGTATTTCGATCGCGGCATGCGCGAAGACATCAATGGCGATTATCATTGCGAGGAATGTGCGAGTCGCCTAGAGGAAACCCATTGTGGGATGCTCGCGGATGACGCCAAAGCCTGCGATTGCCGCGAATGTGAACAATGGCGTGAGGATCATGCGGATTTGTTTGGTAAAGCGCATGAGCAAGACAACAAGCCGAGGGAAATCGCCAGTGGGCTTGTGTTGTTAAAGACGACAAGTCCAAAAGTGGAGGATTATAATCAGCTTACGATGTTTATCGTTGGGTATCGACGCTTGGATGGTAGAATTACGCCTACGCTTTCCCTAGAACCCTATCGCATTGTGGAGCTACCATGACCCAATTCGCAACCGAAACAACCAAAGACCTATTGGCAATGCTGACTTATGGCAGGCCGCATAAGAGCGATGCAGAGGCAGCATTTGTGCAGCGTTTCGTTAATACCCTTCCGGGCATCCACTATGACAAATTCGGCAATGGCATGGTAAGGATTGGCACAGCGCCCATTCTTTTCTCTTGCCATACCGACACCGTACACCATGCCAGCGGACGCCAAAAGATCGCGATTAAAGAAGGGATAGCCCATCTCAAAAACCCCGTTCGCGGCCTATGCCTTGGCGCTGACGATGCAGCGGGCGTTTGGCTTATGAGGGAAATGATTGCGGCGAACGTGAGCGGCTTGTATGTATTTCACGCTGGCGAGGAATTTGGAGGGCTTGGGAGCGCGTATATCGCCAAAGAGCATGGCTTGTTGCTGCGCGATTATAAGGCTGCCATTGCCTTCGATCGTAAGGGAACCACAAGCGTCATAACGCATCAGATGACGAGAACGTGCAGCGATACGTTCGGGCAGTCCCTATGCCGCCTATTGGGACCGACCTGGGAGCTTGACGATACAGGCACGTTTACGGATACCGCCAACTACACGGACCTGATCGGTGAATGCTCCAACATCAGCGTAGGCTATGAGGGGGCACATGGTCCGACCGAAACCCTCGACATTTGGTTCCTGCAAAACCTTCGGAATGAGCTTGTGCGATTTGACTATGACAAGCTAGTATTCGAGCGCCAACCCGGCGACATCGACGATGACGACGTGATCTACTACACCAAGAAATCATCGGTGAGCTACGCAACCACATTCGCAAAGGAAATCGAGCTTCCTGACGAAGCCTTGATTGAGCTTTGCCGCGATTACCCTGAGGTTGCCGCCCAGCTTATCGAGCGCATGGGGTTGAACGTGGCAGACATGGTGGAAGCTTGCGAAGATGAGGGATTTGACCTTGGAGCGAGGTATGAGAGATGACACGAAACATGAAAGCCTTGGTCCTACTAGGGGGCCTCTTAACCATCCTCCTACCCATCATCGCGAGGTACATGTTATGACACGCTCCGATGCCCTCTCCATCGTTGCCAACCCATTAGTGAAATCACCGGATCGACTTTGGGCCGCTGCGGTATGCCTGCTGCATACCGACGCCGTGACCTACCACAATGCAATCAAAGACTTAGTGTGGCGAGCCAAGCAAGCTCGGCATAGAATTGATGATTGTCAATGGTTTAGGTGGAGGGATTAGTAGATGAGCGGATTGCACGCCACAACATCTAGGGGCAAATACGGTAATGCCCCTAGTCCCGCTAATACCCTCATCTGTTTGATATCCAATTATGCACAATTACCTGTGATTTTGACCCCCCCGTGTGCGTGGGGGAATGGGTGTGTAAAAGATTGTAACTCTTATATAAGGTGTGAAAGTACATATATATTATGTTATTCATATAAGTATATGAAAAGATTAACCAATCCCCCTTTTCGCGACATTTTGTCGCACCCCTTGTAGATGCACGCGAGGGGTCCGATATAACAGGTAAGACGCGAAAGTTGTGCAAAACTACGGAGCAAGGGACATGACCTTAGATCGAGCCATTGGAGCGTACCAGGACAATCCCTGTGACGATACCGCCGTCGAGCTACGCGCCATCGCCCATGAATATTGCGACGATGGTATGATAACTGAGCAGGAAATGTGGGACATTTTCGCTTGGACAGATGGAGGGGCTTATCCCTACCCCCTGTGACAATCCGCCGCACCCATCTTCTCCTCCCCCGCCCGTTAATCCCCTTATCCGCATGGAGAATTGGAATGGTCATCCCTGAAATCAGGATCGAACTGCTTGCTATTGCTGAGTGGTTGGATGAATACGCAGAAATCGACGCCAATCAGACGCTTGCTGATAAGGCGGCGCGGCTTCGTATGATCGAAACGGAACTTTATCGCCGTAAACCCGTTCGCCTTGCCCCAAGATCGAAGAAAACACCGCCCGTTCGCCTTATCCGTGCCTTCGCCACCCAACACCCCGATATGGACTATGCAGACATGGCAGCAGAGATTGGCGTCACGACCGGACGGATTTCGGAAGCCCTTGTTGGGAAGAGAACGTAATGCCCACAACTCGATCCCGCACGATAACCGAAGCGCATCCTGTGGCACGCTACCTTTTCCTTGCTGAACAACTTGGCCCAAACGATACGTTGGTGTTGGAGTATCCGACAAAGGCCGAAGCCAAACGCGCAGCCGCCGCCCTGTCACGTTTTCGTGCTGCCTCACGCCTCGGCCCTCCTGGCAGTTTTGAGGCCACAGAGGTTGATCCCAAAGGGGAGGGGATTGGGTATTTCGATCGGATGAGCGTCGGTGTGCGACGGGAGACTGGAATGTGTCTGCGGCCAGCACAATGCACCGATCATGGTTTTGGGCCTGATAGCTGTACATTATGTTGCCACTATGCCGTCATCCTCTCCCGCATTCCCGAAGGCCAAACCTCACGGCGCGTGAGGATGCCACCACCCACAGCACAGCGGATTGAAAAGCTGTCGTTTCCTGATAACGAGGTGATGAGAGATGTCATGTCACATTTTTTTGGTGACGATGATGATGATCCTCCCATTCCCGATTTGCCTGATGGAGCGTTGGCATGAAAAGGTTTAAGGTGGAATATCCTTACCCACCTATCGCGGCCCTTCTATATGGGGAAGAGCTTATAGCGACATTTGAGCCAGGCTGGGAGGATTTTGCAGAGCAATTAGCCTTTGAACGTAATAAAGAGCTTGATGAGGAGGATGGACTTTGAAATCCCAATACGACCATAGCATCCGCGCCTATGATGGCGCACACCTTGTCTGGCGGCGCGATATGCTGCCCAGCGACATCGAATTCGGCTTTTGGTATCTTGTGAAGGTGAGTGGAGGTGAGTGATGCCTGATAGCTTGATTTTCCCGGACTGGAATTCCCCCGGTAGCGTAATTAAGGTTTATCGTGATCCAGACGCCAAAGATATCGTCTTTGCGGCGGATGGCGCGAATATCATATCTTCCTTCACGCTTCGAGAATTGCGCGCTATTTTGGAGCATTTCGAGGCGGCGAATGATGGATGAGAGGCCGCAAGCCGTTACCAACTTCCTCGCCTGGGTGCATGACGCGCGCCCAAACGCGAAGTATGTCTACCACATTGGATTGCTAGGCTACGAGCGTCATGACGAAAACCCCGAGCTTGACGCGCTTGCGGATGCGGTGTATAATGCCTTCCGCACCGGCCTCGTAGACATCCACCAACTCCGTGCGACGTTCGCCTACGGTATTTTGAAAGGGCAAAAGAAGGATGACAACGCTCCCCGAAACATCTACCTCGCAACAAGAACAAAACAGCCAATTGACGGACGAAGCTGAATACCGCCCTTATACTCTTTGTATCCCCGCAGTATCTCGCGAGGAGGCTATACATATAAGAGATATTATAGACACTTTTATACCGTTTGCATGTCATATCCGGCCTCGTCTTCCTGACGGTTCTCTTGGGCCGAGAGAGGAGATTGAAGATGAATGACGAAGAGGACACCATTGCCCTTATCGAGCGCATCCGCACATCCCCAACCCTTGATGCCTTCATGGCGATGTCGCCTAATAGGCTGGCGGCGGCGAGGCCAGCCCTTATCGCACGCCTCCGATCTGAACGTGCTGCCTGGGAGCTGAAACGTGGTGATCGGGCCGCGCCGGAAACGGTATCTAACGTTAGCGAAAATGAGGAGAGCGATGATGCGTAAATCGGTTGACGTTAACGGCTTTCTTAATACACGAGTAAGTTTTGGCTTTCTTTTTTGGCTTGGTGGGGCAATCCATATAATGAACCAACCCGGAATGGGGTTTTGGGATGGGGTAGTGTGGCTTTATTATGTAGGACGCTTTGTGGCAATCCATTACGCTCAATTGTCATGACCATCAACCCTGATCTCCCAACCAAATGGCGTCCGTCATCCCTTGCCATCCTCGATCAATGTCCGGCACGCTTCGCTATGCGTGAAGAAGGATGGAGAAAACCGGAAGAGGTAGGGGCTGCCCCCCATGCCGACTTTGGGACGGTATTTCATGCTGTGGTGGAGGAGTTCGATCACGATAGGTTCTTTGGGGTGTCAATTGAAGAGGCAACAGACAACGCAATTGACACTGTATTGATCCTTACTTGGGACTTTGAAGCTAACCGCCCCCTATGGGGCACCGTGGTTGACGAGTGGACCTGCACCGGCCTATCGTGGAACCCCTCTCACACCCGACGCTCGTTCGCCTGTGATGCCGCTCGCGATTGGTGGATCGGAAGTCCGCGCCTGTGTCCAAAATGCAACAGGCCAGTGGAAAATCGCACCCAACTCTTGAACAATCATCCCGCAAAGAATAGGTTGAGCCTCCTGCGCGCGGTCTTGGCGTATTGCGATGCCAGCGAAGGGTTGGGGGTGGCATCGGTGAACGGGCAGGAACCGGGGCTGGAAGTTGAGTTGGAGTTTGAGCTTCATTGGGGCGATGATGAGTGGCCCCGACACCTTTTTGGCGGAACTTTCACCATCCAAACCCATTGGGACCGTTATTCCTCCCTAGGCGAAACCCGCTTCGTTCACGAGCGCAAAACCACCTCCCGCTATCTCGGACGCGATTACTGGAGAGGCTATGAAACCAATCTTCAAGTGGCTACCTACGATCTCGCCGCCCACAAGCTTGGCATACGGTGCGATGGGGTCATGCTGGAGGCTGTGCAAATCCAGGCAGGAGGGGTTCGGATTGCAAGGACACCGATCACAAAGGGGCCAGAGCACCGCGCCGAGACCGAACGCGAAATCCTATCTCTCATTGCAGACGCCCATCGATATCATGCCGCTGGTCATTGGCCTCGTCGGACTGCTGTTTGTAATTTCGCTGCTGGTGGAAAGCCTTGTGAGTTTTTAGACGTGTGCGCGGCAGCCCCGAGTGTACGAGAACATGTGTTGAAGGCTGGGTATGTGAAGGAGAGCAAGGATGTTCGCTGAACGCCTCCGATTGGTTTCTATGGGGAGACCTAAGGCAGGTAAGACAGGCGCAATGGCTTGTTTGCTGGAAGCTGGCTTTAGAATAGGGATACTCGATTTTGATTTGAATGCAGACCCCCTTCTCACCTTCGGCGGCAACCATCCCGACACCCTATCCATCCTTCCCCTTCGAGACAAGATGAAAGTCAACAGCGATGGGAGCATGACATTCCGTGACGAGCCCCAAGCCCTTCGCAAGGCCCATCGTGCTCTCGATGATTGGGGGAAGGTGGATAAGGAGCACCCTTGGGGCCCGGTGGCCTCTTGGGGGCCAGAAAGCATCATTGTGCTCGACAGCCTCACCGGCTTCGGTGATGCAGCCTTCCACAATGTCATGTTCATTAACAATCGACAGTTTGGCGCGATCCGTGATCTGGAGTGGGGCGCGGCAATGCGCGCAGAGGATCAATTCCTCTCCTGGCTTGCGGGACCGGACTTCCATTGCCATCTTATCGTAACCGCGCATCTCAAGCTGATCGGGCCGAAGACAGAGAGGTTTGCGAAGGATGATGATGAGGAATTGGTTAAGGCAAAGACCGCGATATCCGCTGCGAATGCCAAGAACATGCCGACGCGTTATTATCCGACTGCCCTTGGCAGAGCGCTCCCACAAGAGATACTACGTCGTGTACCGGCGAGCGTCCTTGTTGAGCAGATAGACGGGAAGAGGTGGATTTTTACTACACCCCCCGACGACATGCCCATAGACATTGGTGTACCAATGAAAGGAGTGAAAGCGAAGTATCCGCAGGAAACGGGATTGTTGGACATCATGGAAGGTGTGTGTGGCTATAGGAGTGCCCCTAAATGAATGTGATAGGTGGTGGTCGTATTCCAATTAAATCTTGGACTGAGGGCGTGCCTGTTGAAGAGGCCGCTGTGACACAATTAATTAACATCACACAAATGCCTTTTGTGTTCAAGCATCTAGCTGTCATGCCAGACGTACATTGGGGTAAGGGTTCTACGGTCGGCAGCGTGATTGCAACCAAGGGGGCTATTATCCCAGCCGCAGTTGGTGTTGATATCGGTTGTGGTATGGTCGCAGCCCGGCTCAATATAAACGCCAACGATTTACCGGATAGTCTCATAAGTATGCGTTCAGCGATCGAGAAGGCGGTTCCCCATGGGCGCACGGATAATGGTGGGGTAAATGATCGAGGCTCTTGGAGCGATCCTCCTACAAGGGTATTGTATGAAATTGGTCTGAATGGGAACCAGTCTATTATGTCCGGTCTAACCCACATAACGGAGAAGCATAAGCGTTTAGGGCGTGCTGCACAACGGGCACCTCACCATCTTGGAACTCTCGGAACGGGAAATCACTTCATTGAGGTTTGCTTGGACGAAAACCAAGATGTTTGGGTTATGCTACATTCAGGCTCTCGGGGCATTGGTAATGCTGTCGGTAGTTATTTTATTGAACAAGCGAAGGTTGATATGAAGCGTTGGTTTATCAACCTACCAGATGTCGATCTCGCTTATCTTCCTGAGGGCTCAGAGGTTTTTGATGATTATATTGAGGCTGTTTCATGGGCTCAGGATTTTGCGGCGGTCAATAGACGGATTATGTTGTCTAATGTCATTAGCGCGATTAGAACGGAACTTGAACGCGATATAACGGTTGACAAAGATGCCGTAAACTGTCATCATAATTACGTCGCCCGCGAAAACCATTTCGGACAAAATGTTTTTGTAACCCGTAAGGGGGCGGTGCGTGCTCGTGATGGCGACCTCGGCATTATTCCAGGATCAATGGGGGTTCGATCTTACATCGTCAGAGGTAAAGGAAATCCAGACAGTTTCAACTCTTGCTCACATGGAGCGGGACGTGTAATGGGACGACGGCAAGCGGAAAGAACCTTTACGATTGAAGATCATATAGCGGCGACTAAGGGAGTGGAATGTCGTAAGGATGTGGGGGTGCTTGATGAAACGCCTGGAGCGTATAAAAATATTGACGCTGTAATGGCAGCTCAAATCGAGCTTGTCGATATCATACATACGCTTAAGCAAGTTCTTTGTGTGAAAGGGTAATCTAACCCCACCGAAAGGAGCAGCAGCATGAAAATCAAACGCGTTCGTAAGATCGTCAAACCAGCACCTTGGGATTTTCGGATCACATTGGCAAGGGAGGAGGCAGAGGGGTTGAGAGCAAGTCTTAAAATAGATCAACTTGCTCTGTATAAGGCGCTTGTATCTGTTTTGGAGAAGGCAAACTGACCGATGGCAAAAAAGGAGCCAACGATGAGCAATTACGAGAAGCTGATGAACACCGACCTGGGCGCGATGGAAGAGCCGAAGGATGTCATTCCCTCTGGCGAGTGGGTTCTGCGCTGTCAGGCCGCACGCGAGAGCGAGAATGAAGAGTATGACGAGAGCGATCCCAAGAACGATGCCTTGAGCATCGCGAAGTTCACGCATGTTCCCGTCGAGCCGTATTCCAACGTTGACCTGGATGCGGTTGAGGATGGAAGCTGGCGTGGTGTGCCGCTGTTTACGACGCGGTATATCAAGACCGAAAGGGACTTGTATCAGGTGCGGGAGATTGTCGCCGGACATGGGATCAGCCTTGAGGGGCGAACGCTGACGGAGGCCGTTGATCTCATGAAGAACCGAACGGTGCTGGCGACGGTGGGCCTCAAGACCTACAAGCGTCGGGATGGGACGATGGGAAAGAGCAACACGCTGACGAACTTCCGGGTTGTAGAGTAAGGGCGGCAATCTGGGGTAATTCCTAGTTTAAAATTGCCGCCTTCCGAGGGGCGCGTCTCGGTTATCAACGCGTAACATTCCAAGACTTAGAGGTACAACGGCGGGGTTTTTACCAGCAGCGCGTTAACCTCCGAGGGGGTGGGAGGCCCCCAACGATCTGGGAGTAGCTCAGACAGGTAGAGTGTCGCCCTTGGAAGGCGGATGTCGAAGGTTCAAATCCTTCCTCCCAGACCAACTCGCGTTAAAGTTGTAGTGTTGAATTCTCCCTTCCGGGGTGTAGAGAGGGATTGTCTGTATGTCATTGTCGGATACCGAAATCCTTACCTTCCTCCCTAGCATTCGCCGGGCGGCAAAGAACTTTGCAAAAGGCAGCCAGCTTGATGCCGAAGACCTTACCCAAGGCGCTGTGGAGAAGATCATTCGCGCGCAGAGGGAATGGGATGGCGTACATTCCCCGGCCTGGATGATGTCTGTCGCCCAGCATCATTTTGTGGATGAGCGGAGGAAGATGGTTCATCGGGAGACCGAGGCGCTGACGCCTGAGGTGTTTGGTGAGGAGGGGGATGAGGATTTCAGCTCCAACATGCCAATGACCCAAGCGAACGGCGACGATGCTGTGGCACTGTCGGAGGCCCTAAACGTGCTGGATCAAACCAAAGCCGGTCGGGAGTTGGTGGCGTTCGTGGTGAATGGGGAGTATTCAGAGGAAAAGAAGGCGCGGTATGCAACTAGGCGGAACTTACGGAGGGTGATGCAATGAATGATTTTACAAAGACAGAGAATTATTATGAGGCGTGGTTGGAGGAGCACACCCTCCGCGTTGCGGCATTGAAAGAGAACCATCGCCTTCGCAGGATCATCGCGCTCTACGAAAAGTATCTTGCGCTCTTGGATGAGGCGGATGAGTTGGAGCATGAAGATGACAGATAAAGAAAGGGAAGCCGCCTTACGCAAAGAGTATGTTAGAGGGGGAGAGGAATGGAACATGGTCTTTTTGTTTCGTTTGCTGGATGAGGCTCGCGCCCAAGGGAAGAAAGCTTTTGAGCGAGGCTATAATAATGGCTTGAAGGATCGGTCTTCTTGAAACTCGCCTTCATCGCCGAGGCCCCATCGCAAAAACTATGGCGTAAAACCGTAGTTGATGAGGTAAGTGGTTGTTGGTTATTTACCGGCTCGCAAAGTGGATGGGGCTATAGACAAACGTGGTTTCATGATCGCTTGGTGTATGTACATAGGTTATCATACATGATGTATGTTGGAGAGATACCAAATGGTCATGTTGTAGATCATATGTGCTTCAACCCTAGCTGTTGGAACCCAGAACATTTGCGAACACTGACGCCTTTAGAGAATTGTCGAAACGGGAGACGCCCAACAGGGAAGCATCATTATACAGAGACATGCCAACGTGGGCATAAGTTGGACAGGATACGTCCCGATGGTCGAAGATATTGTCACACTTGTAAGATGGAAGGCCAACGTATACGGAGAGCGTTGTGCGCCTAGCATTTGTGGCAGAAAGCCCATCTTATGAGGAGATGGTTGTCAATGAACCTCTTGTAGGCCCAAGCGGCAGGCTCTTCTGGCGGATGCTCAGGATGACAGGGCTCGCGCGAACAGACGATCCACCTCTCGGCTTCCGGCCCGATATGAAACGGCACGGCTTGAGGCCGCTGTTGTGGGCCAGGAAGGATCACTTCATCGGGAACGTATGGGATACACAGCTTCCTGATAATGACATGCAGAAGTTGTTTGCGGGGGCAGCGGAAGGCGAGCGGGATGGATTTAAGGAGACTGAATGGTACGCTCCCAACTATGGCTGGCTACGCCCCGAACACCGTCCTGCGTTGGATCGTTTAGCGAAGGAACTGGAAGCCTATGCCCCGGATGTTATCATACCTTTGGGCGCTGGAGCCCTCTGGGCGTTTACGGGCTCTACGGGGATCACAGAGGCGCGTGGTATCGTGCAATTCGCGCAACGTGTATCGTCGGGCACGAAGATTGTCCCGACCCTTCACCCGGCGCATGTTCTACAAGACTATCGCTTTCTCGGGGTTGTCGCAGCCGACATCATGCGTGCGATCAAAGAGGCAGAGGTTCCTGATGTCATATTACATAAGCTGACCCGCGAACTTTGGATCGAGCCAACCCTCGGAGACCTAGACCTATGGTGGGATCAGTATGGCAGCGCGTCGATGCTATTATCCGTAGACATCGAAACTGTGCGCGGTCAGGTTACGTGTGTGGGGTTTGCAGCCGACGCGGGACATGCCATTTGTTGTCCGTTGGTGGACTACCGAGCACCGAACCGATCGTATTGGAAGACAGCGGAGGAGGAGGTCGCCGCGTGGTCCTGGATCGAGAAAGTTTTGGCCTCGGCGACACCCAAGGTCTTTCAGAATGGGCTATACGATGTCAGTTACATCTGGGCGCGGATGGGGATAAAGGTGATGAACTATCGGCATGATACGAGGCTGATGCATCACGTCCTACAACCTGAGCTTCCTAAGTCACTGGCCTTTCTCGGGAGCACATATGGGAAGCCACCCCTCCCTTGGAAATTGCTTAGACAACAATCCGAAGAGAAACGCGAGGCCTGATATGTCTAACCGCACCGCCGATGACTTCGATGAAATAGGCAAACACCTTGAAGCCATCCGTCGCCAGGAGCGCTTTGTGCGTGAGCATATCTGCGCGATCCAGAACGGCGGGATGGTTGCAGAGTGCTGGTGTTATAAGGCGGGGGAGGGGGGAGCGAATTTGCCGTGCCCAAGGCCGGATGCGCCTGCGGCATACACGCCGGGCGACCCCGTGAAGGAGACGGAAGAGTTTTATGAGGGGTGTGGGTTTATCATTACTCAAATTGAAAGAGAGATTGAAATCTTGAAGAAGAAGGGGCTTATTCCAGAAGGGCGTGTCCAGATTGTCCTTCCCTGGCGTAATCCCTAATGGAATGCCCAATACATATCGACCTGTGGTTTGACAAGCACGTTGGGATCGCGCTTGAGGCGATTGGGGTGGCATTGCTGGTGTTGATTGGGATGAAGTTGTGGGGGTCAGGGTGGCGCTGATCCTTCGCGAGAGCGACCTTGAAGGGCACGGTGCAGTAAGGACACATTGGCTCTATAATTGCATGGACTGCGCGATCACGGCGGAAGTGGCCGATGCGCTATTGCCGCTGGTGGAAGCCGACCCTCTCGACAAGCGCATGTATGAGTTTCAGCTTGCGCAGCAATCCCCGGCGTTTGCGATGGCGATGCGGGGGATTGCGATCAGCGAGGAAGCGCGAAGCGCAGCAGTGAAAGGGCAGGAGGAGGTGGAGCGGGAGGCCATCGCCTCTCTCCAAACCATCGTCGCTCCCTATTGGACCGAGACAGAGAAGAGGAGTGGGAAGTGCGAAGGAAACAAACTTCATCGTTGGCCGAAGGAAGACGCATTAGCGGAGGCCCTGCCCTTCCAAAGCACGAGCGATACTACCCCAGGTGGGGGGGTGGTGTGTGGTACATGCGGAAAAAGCCGGCTGGTTCCAAAGCTGTTCAATCCCCACAGCCATGTCCAATGCCGGAAACTTCTCTACGAACTGATGGGGCTGAAACCCCAGAAGAACAAACAGCACAAGGTGAGCACGGATGATGAATGTCTCGATCGTTTGCGAAGGAAATTCGGAGGGGCCACAGCCAGCGTTGTGGACGCGATCTTGGAGGCTCGTGGTGCCCGAAAACAATTGGGATTACTGCGCTCTACTCTTGACGCTGATGGGCGATGGCGCTCCTCAGTTAACGTTGGTGCCGCAGTCACAGGCAGATATTCTAGCAGCAAGAGCGCCTTTTGGACCGGAGGTAACATACAGAACGTAGCGGATCGAAGCCGGGGGATGTTTGTGGCCGACCCTGGCTTGGTGTTGTTCTACGCGGACTATGAAAAGGCCGAGAGCGAGGCGGTGGCGTATGACGCACAAGATTTGGGTTATATCGAGGCGCACGGGGCGGGTAAAGACCTTCACACTGAGGTTGCCAAACTGTTTTGGCCGGATGTTGTTTCGGATCGGGTTAGCGCGGAATTACATCCACCTTGGGATGATAACCTTGGGTATAGGGACTACGCCAAACACATAGGCCACGGCTCAGCCATCGGCATGAGCCCACATGGGATCGCACGCGATGCACATATCAAGTTGGCGTTGGCGAAGGAGTATCAGCAGGTTTTCTTCGCCCGTCACCCGAGAGTTCGCGCAAGGCAGAACGAAATTTGGGCTGAGGTTGTTGAAACCGGCCAGTTGGTGTCTCCTGTGGGGCGCAGAAGGACTTTTCTTGGTCGGCTTGTGGGCGATGGTGCTCGCGATACACGCCGTGAGGCTCTTGCACAAACTCAACAGTCAATGATCGTGGATTGGGTGGGGGTAGCGTTGTGTAGGATATGGGAGGAGTTGGATGGAAGCGTCGAACTCGGGGTTGTTCCTCATAGTGGTCAGCCCAATCGCGCTTGGCTGCTCGCACAGGTTCACGATGCTATTCTTGGTATGGTGCGATGGGGAGACGATGTGGCCCTTGGAAGGATTTTACATCTCATGTCTTTTGGGATGAACATTCGAGGGCGGCGGATGGTAATCCCCGTTGAAATCCTTGTCGGTCGCTCTTGGAAAAAGAGCGAAATGTGGAAGTGGAAACCCGGCCAACCTTGGCCTAAGGAAGGAGAAATCGCATGACCAACCAAACCAAATCCGAAGCCGTTGCAGAAGCCTTTAATGTCTTCTGCAAGGAACACGGCATCGACACCTACCTAGCCGTGTTCGAGTTCGACGACGGCTACCGTACCATTATGCATGCGGACTATCAGGAGGTGTTTGCTATGATCCACGGGTTGCATATCACGCTTCATCGTGGGATGAAAGAGCAAGAGAGGGCGTTCATGGACGCGATGTTGGCAGTGAGCCCGATCGCGGGGGAGGCGTGAGAGATGGGGCCAAAATGGAGCGTTCATACTGAAAGAGCAATCAACATCATCCGAGGCAAAAACCTCGTAGGCAAAGCCACGCCTAAAGATGTGTTCACCTTGCTTGAGCACATTGATGGTTTGGAAAGCTTCCTCGATTTTGCAGATGAGGATGATCGGCTAGGCGCAGAGGGATGGCGTCATACTATTGGGTTGGAAGATTGATCCTTGGACCTAGTAGCCTCCTTTATGGAAGCCACTGAACCGCTTGGGGCCGACCCGCTTTTCCGCCGTTGGGGCGGTATGGCGCTGACCAGTTGCCTCCTCGGTCGGCGTGTTTGGACAACGATCCGTGCGGGTCGGCCCCTTTATCCGCATCTCTACGTGATGTTGGTAGCGACCAGTGGCTTTGGGAAGTCGTCAACGATCAGTGCGGTTCGGGCGGCGCTGAGGGATCACACAGGTGTCACGAGGGTCAGTGATATCGTAGCCGGTGCTCCTATGACCACGCCCCAAGTCGTCATCGCCCCCACCGAATTCACCTTCCCGAGGATGATCGGTGACATCGGTAAAGTCTTTAAGGACAGGAAGCGTGATGAGCCAGCGCCACAATGTTATGCAATTCTCGCTGATGAAGTCGGTGTCATCCTCGGCAAGGAGGCCGGCATCACCGCCCTCCAACAGCTCAGCAAGCTTTGGGACATGGAGGAAGTCTACGACAAAACCTCCGTCCGCGCCCAAGAACAGAACCGTGAAACAACCGCGTACAACCACTATATAACAGCCCTGCTCGGAGCCCAGCCCGCATGGATAGAAGAAGCAATCCCCCTATCCCGCTTTCAACTCGGGATGCCAGCACGGACACACTTCGTGTTGGGGAGGGAAGAACAAGAGCGAGTGTTCAGCCAGGGAACGATAGGCGATTTCGGTGCGAGCGTTCGGAGTGCGCTTGGGCCGTCGATGAAGGTGGCATCCTCCGTTGCAGGATATGTGGAATGGACTACCGAGGCATTTTCCCACTTTACGCAGTGGGCAGGGAAGAGGGTCGGTGATGAAAAAAGACGAGACGGGAGTATTGGAACTTGGGCCGGGCTTATGGAAGGCTATGGTAATAGACGAGCGGAACACGCGGCTAAATTATCACTCGTTATTGCTTGTTCGCGAGGGAGAGAAAGCATTTGTGTGTCGGATTTCGCCGCCGCCCTCGATCTCCTCTGGCGAACCGAAGAAGACCTAGACGCCATCATGGCAATGGTGGGGGCGAACCCTCAACGCCATAAGGAAGATACGATTGTAGAGTGGGTGCGTGAGCGCGGCGGCGAGGTTCCCGAAGCCTTGGTCCGTGCCCATATGAGGAACTTCTTTGACACAAGGATGATTGGGATGACGTTGGATGGGTTGGTCACGAGCGGGCAGTTGAGGGTTGTGGCTAGGACGTTTGCGCCGATGAGGAGGTTTGTGGTATGACTTTAGACGAGAAGGCTATGGAAGCAGCCTGCCTTATAGAGGATGATATAGCGGATCGCGGTGGTATTGGAGCTGAATGGTATATGATAGATGAAGAAACAAAACTAGAAATCTTGGTTGTATGGGCCAAGATTATACGAAAGTATTTAGATTGAACTCCCAACACCCCGAAGCGATCCGATCCCGACGACGGCGTGGGGAGGTGAATGCACGTTATGTCACAACCCCCGACCCCGACCACCGCGCCTTCTTTCCTGTGGAGATACCTGATGGGATCGTTCTCATTGGCTCAGATTGTCACTATTGGCCTGGGGAACCTAGCACTGCTCATCGTGCTTTTGTGGAGTTTGCAAGGCACCTTTATCCACATGGTATCATCCTTAACGGAGATGTTATAGATGGAAGCCGTATCAGCAGATGGCCCGCAGGGGCCTGGGAAGACGCAGCAGCAAGACCTTTGTTGCTCGACGAGCTTGCAACAGCCCAATCCCGTTTACGTGAAATCTACGATGTTTCCCCTACCGATTGTTTTTTCGGTTGGACTATGGGGAACCATGATGCTAGGTTCGAGACCTATCTCGTGGGTGCTGCTCCCGAGGCTGTAGGCATCCACGGCACCCGATTAAAGGATCACTTCCCTGATTGGGAACCGGCTTGGACGATCCTCATCAACCCCAACACCGATGACATGGTAGAAGTGACGCACCGCTACAAAGGGGGTGAGTATGCCACTCGAAACAACACCATCAAGTCAGGGGTTCACATGGTTACTGGACACGATCACCAACTTGGGGTGGTCGCTTATAGTGACCGGCGTGGTACTCGTTGGGGCATTAATAGCGGAACTTTGGCGGCACCGTATGGGCCGCAGTTTGTGAATTACACCGAAGCCTCGGTGTGCGATTGGAGGAGCGGCTTTGTGGTGTTGACGTTTGTGGGCGGAAGGTTACTCTGGCCGGAAGTGGCCTTTGTGTTGGATGAAAGGGCTGGGTTGGTGTCATTCAGAGGGGAGGTACTTGAGGTATGACGTGGGGGCCGATGACCGAATGGAGCGATCAGCTCGACGGTATGAAGTATCGTGGGGAAGGTGAGGGCTATCGTGAGAAGATCAATCGTATAGCTTCTGCCCTTTGCGATGGCGACGATCACTTCCATGAAACGCGAGACATCTTTGGCGAACAACGCTTCGTCCCCGCTGGCCGTATTCAGGCCGCGATGGGCAGCAGCAAGGCGGTCACGGCGTTTAACTGCGCGGTCTCTGATACCATCGCCGACAGCTACGTAGACGGTCCCGGTTCGATCATGCAACGCGCAACGGAGGCTGCGGCCACCATGCGCATGGGATGTGGGGTGGGTTATGATTTTTCAACGCTTCGCCCGAGAGGGGAAACAATCCGAGGGCTTGGCTCACAGGCAAGTGGGCCTGTTTCATTCATGCACATCTTTGACGCCATATGCTTGGCTACTGCTAGCTCAGGGCATAGGCGAGGTGCCCAAATGGGCGTTTTACGAGTGGACCACCCCAGCATCGAAGAATTCATCCGAGCCAAGCAAAACACTCATGCCCTGACCGGGTTTAATCTCTCGGTGGCGGTGACGGACGAGTTCATGGCAGCGGTGGAGGAAGGCCATCCGTTCACTCTTCGCTTCAATGGCCGTAACTACGAAACCATTGACGCTCGCGCCCTATGGGAAACAATCATGCGCTCCACCTGGGACTATGGAGAGCCCGGCGTCATCTTCATTGATCGCGTCAATGCAATGAATAATCTGTGGTATTGTGAGACGATTGCGGCCAGTAACCCATGTGCGGAGCAAGTGTTGCCTCCCGGTGGGATGTGTCTCCTCGGCTCCTTCAACCTCGTAAAGTATCTAACGTTAGATACTCCGGGGCGATGGCGGTTCAATTACCATCAGCTTCGGTGTGATATCCCAGCGGTGGTAAGGGCCATGGACAACGTGACGGATAGGAGTAGGTATCCGTTGTATGCACAGAGGGCGGAAGCGTTGACGAAGAGACGGATGGGGCTCGGTGTCATGGGGCTTGCGAACGCTCTTGAAGCAATAGGCTATCCATACGCCAGTAGCCGATTCCTTGTTGAAGAGCGCTTGATCCTTCGTACGATACGAGATGAGGCGTATAGGGCCAGCGTCGATCTTGCAATGGAAAAGGGGCCGTTCCCCCTGTTTGATAAGAGGAAGTATCTTGCCAGTGCATTCATCCAGACACTCCCTGCTGACATACTTGGAGGTATTGGAGAGGTGGGCATCCGAAACTCCCACCTCACCTCCATCGCCCCTACCGGCACCATTTCCCAAACCTGCGATAACGTCTCGTCAGGGATCGAGCCGGTGTGGTCTTATGAAACAAGACGAGCAGTTAATACTCCCTCTGGGCAGATGTATGTCGAAGCGAAAGATTATGGGGTGGCATACCTTGGGGTACGTGGACGGTTGGCGCGTGATGTGCTTCCAAGAGAACATGTCGATGTCCTTGCGGCGGCACAGCCTTTCATTGATAGCGCGATCAGCAAAACCGTAAACGTCCCCCATGACCTACCCTGGCAGGAGTTTAAGGATGTGTATGCATACGCTTATAGGAGTGGGGCTAAATCTTGTGCCACCTTCACTGACGGCGGCGCTCGTAGTGGTCTTCTTAGTGATGGCGCTGCTTGCTTTATTGATCCCATAACCGGCGAGAGAGGATGTGAATGATGAATGGCTTTGCAATTATATTCGGTACTTGCCTTTGGACCCCACCCAGCGGTAAGGCCGCAGTCCTTGCAATCCTTTGGTTCTTTGGTCAGGGGGATGTGGACGCGGCTAGGGCTGGGATCGTGCAGCAGTATGTCGCAAGCGGAAAGACAGTGGAGGTTGCGACTTCCAAGGCCGAAGACCTATGGCAATGCTTTGGAACATGGGAGAAGCCGGCCCTCCAGCGGGAAGCCGACAACGATAAATGATAGGAGTATTGTGGATGTCACCGGAAGAAATGTTTGACCCAATAATACATGGTAAGGTGGATTGTCCTGTATGTCATACCTTGTATAAACCAGGGGAAAGACATGCTTGTGTGCCATCTATGGTGCATAGCCCTTCGCACTACAAAGGGAAGGGGGGGCTAGAAGCCATTGATGTTATAGAAGCCTTCGCAAGCGGCAACTATCTTCGAGGTAATGCGCTAAAGTACCTCCTTCGTGCAGGGCGAAAGGCAGATTGCATTCAAGACTTGCAGAAGGCCGTGTGGTATATCGAGAGGGAAATCATGAACCAACGGCGAGTGGAGCATGAGGTGGAAAAGATTGCCAACCGTGCCCCTCCTGTTTGTCCTGATGTGGACGGGGATATTTGGTGCAAGGCACCTTAACCACACCTCCCTTGTGTGAAATGGTTAATGCCCCTATGTATCAAATTGTTAGTAACCATAGGGGACGTACCTTGGATGAGGGCGAAGAGAAAATACTATGGCTTCGGTTGGGGCGGATAGAGGCCTTGGCCGAAGAAATTAAGGTCTTGCGGGTGAGCCTATTGGAGCATCTTGCGTCTTGTACAACGCGATACGCCATAATGATATCATCTATTGGGGTAGCGACAGCGATCATTAGTACAGTGGTTATCGTCGTAGGGCTGCACGCAAAGTGAGCGCGATCCTTTGGGCACCGATTGTTATAAACATGGCAACGCTGTTGATTGCGGCGGTTGGTGTCATGGGGGCGAGGAAGAAGATTATTGACTTGCACCTGACGCTTAACAGCCGCCTCGATCAGCTTGTGGAATTGTCGAGGCTTAAGGGAATGGAACAGGGGCGAGTGGCGGAAATTGAGCGATCGAAAGATGCGTGAAATCCCTTGGCGGGCCTTTGAGTTGATCGTGCATTTTGATGGGCACCGGCCAGACGTAGCGGAGATATGGCGATATGCAGCGGAGGTTTTGGAGAGGGTCGGGGATGTCTGCACGAATGATAATCAATTGGGTGCGCTCACATCCTATGCCTATGACGTGGGCCTTCCGAACTTTGATCGCTCCGACATCCTCGCTCGCCATCGTGCCGGTGACTATGACGGTGTACGATACGCTTTTCTATTCCGACCCCCTGTTGGTCGCGCATTTCCAGGTTCCGTAGCACGACGCAAGGCAGAGGCCGAATTGTATGGGAGGAGTGAGGAATGACTGAGTTCAACATGCCGGATCAGACCGAGCCCTTCGAGAAACGCGGGGCTTGGGTTATCAAGCATCTGATGATTGATGTCGCGCCATTGGAGGATTTTCAGGCGGCAGGCATCGTTGGCAATCTCGGCGGTGAAAGCGGGATGCTGCCGGTGAACGAACGTCATCCCTTGGTGCCCGGCAGTCGAGGTGGTTGGAGCTGGGCTCAGTGGACAGGCGTTAGACGCACAGAGTTCGAGGCGTTTGCGGGGGCGTTGGGGTTGGATATCTCGTCTGACGAGGCGGCCTATCGTTTCCTTGTAGAGGAGCTTCTTGGCTCTGAAAACCGAGCCCTACAACGGCTTCGTAAAACCAAGAGCCTTGATGACGCGGTGTATATCTTTGAGGTGGCGTTTGAGAGGCCGAGCGATCCCAAGGGGGGCTTGCCTAGTCGCCTTCGCTTTGCACGTCGGGCGTTGGATTACTATCGGTTCAATGGGAGGGTAGAAGCCCCTCGCGTTGCGACTTCCCCATTGCCGCCGCCACCTCCTCTTGTATTTCCCCCACCGCCACCCCCATTTACATGGTGGCAATCTCTTCTTCAAGCTTTAGGATGGACGAA